ATGTCAATACATTATAATAGGAAAAAGCACCGTTTTCACGATGCTTTTCGAGGTTTATTCTTTGTTTTTAACTGCTTCCTTGATGATTTCTTCAATGTCCTGTGTAGCGATATTCTGACTTGCATTATAATCTGAACATTCTTCAAATCCGCAGTTGGTACATCTGAAACGTTCTCTTGTCGGTCTGTTGTCAGTATGTATGCAACCACACTTGCTACATCTTAAAGTGGTGTACTTGGGGTCAATGTAAACCACTTTAATGCCACAAGCTTTTGCTTTCTGTTCGATTTTGCTCTGTAAGTCGTAATACGACCACTTCTTTAAGAAAGGCGTATTATCGGGGTCAGACGAGGAAATACCTTTTAAGTTTTCCATCTGAATAATTCCGCAATTGTTGTTCTTTGCATAGTTTACGAGTGCGGTAGAATATTTATGATTTACCGAATCTCTGAAGTTTGCAATTGTTTTTGCTACATCAAAAGCAGGCTTTATACGAGTCTTAGTTCCGTGTCCGATTCTGCCCTTACCACAATGCTTTGTAGCTTTAAGGACGGAAATTCTGCGAGCTTCTACCCTCTTACGGAATGCTTCGATTTCGCCACCTTCAATGGAAAAACGTTTTCTGTCACCCTTAACAGAGGCGAATAAAGGATATACAATACCCAGATTAACACCGAGTATTTTTTCTTTATCAAGGTTTTCTGCCATAGTTGCTTCAAAGCAGTAGCAAAGATTCAGACACCACATTTTCTTCTTCTTGTCGTATAAAAGCTTGCTACCTGCAATATCGTATACTTTGTCATAGCAACGTTCAAGGATAGCAATTTGTGATTTATCTTTAACACTTGCTTTGAACTTAAATCCCAGAGGAACATCGTATTTTGCTCCACCTGCCCTGTTGAGCAGTTTAAGAGTAAGATAAAAATGTCCGTCCTCGTATGTGAGGGCAATACACTGTTTGCTTATATCTAACGGCATATCTGCTTTATATGAAGGAACAGAAACATCTCCACGTAATATTTCTTTCTTCATACCATTGAATTTTGAAAGTGCGTCCCTTGAAGATGCCGACAAATTGCTTGTATACAACGTATACTTGTTTGCTGACTTCAACTTGTCATAAACGTATCCACCTAACGTATAATTCAGAATATCCTTTTCTTTTGGATATTCCTCATACTGCTCTTTATAGTCATTAGCAAAACCGAGCCATTCCCAAGCATATTGTAAAGACTTGTTTCTTATATCTCTGGTTTGCCGCTGTAAATCCCAGAGGATTTCATTGACCTTCTTATAATCTACTTCCTCGCCGTTGTTGTTGACAGTGGCACAGATTAAAGGGACTCTTACTATCTTCGTCATTTTGCAATCCTTTCAAATATCGGTCTTTTTTATAGCATTTCTGCTTTTGTTACATATATTATAGCATAATGTAATGCAATTGTCAATACAAAACGATGGCACAAAGCAATCAAAGAACCGATTTATTAACATTTATGCTTATATCGCACGGACATATCATAAATTTGTTGCTATTGTTATCGGGAGAAGTATCACTTGAATTACGAACAAGAGAACCATTGCCATAGTTGAGAGCGTGACGGTCTAATGTTTCATCAAGAACATTTCTTACGGTACGACCATTACCAAAAGAGGATAACTTACGTTCTTTTTCACAGCGGAGTGCAAATTTCTCTAAAGCCTCATCGGATACAGCGAACCCTTCCGAGTTTGCCATATTCACAAATATCTTTTTCATTTCCTCAGTGCTGTAATCGGGGAAATCGAGATATTCTTTAATACGGCTTTTAAAGCCTTCGTTAGAATCAAGAAGACCTTTCATATCATTCTTGTAACCTGCGAGGATAACAGTAAACTTATCACGGTTATCTTCCATTTCTTTTATAAGGGTAGCAATAACGGCGTTGCCGTATTCCGCAGAGCCGTCAAGAATAGCGTATGCTTCATCAATAAATAAAACACCGCCGTAAGCCTGCTGAATAAGAAGTTTGGTTTTTGTGTCACTCATATCTCCTGCTTTGAGAAAGTTGCCATCAATCTCAATGCACTTATTTTCTTTGATATAACCGTATTTGTAGAGAAAACCTGTAATGATTCTGGCAACGGTAGTTTTTCCTGTACCCGCAGAACCATAAAAAACGTAATGCCTTCCGTTTGTTCCGTATTGGCGTTTTTCTTTATCATATTTTTTCTTTCGTGTTTCTTGCTCGAATTTCATACGAGCAACCATTTCAGTTACTTTATTTTTAACAGGAACAAGACCGACCAAAGAATTAAGGTCTTCCTCTGGATTAAGACTGCCCTTTTTCGTTATCTTCTGTAAAACGCTCGTTGGAAGTAATTGCTCTATCTGAGCTAAACGTTGTTTATCAAGGTTTTCTCTTTCCTCTCTTGTTAAATTGGAATAAGTGTTCTTTTTACTGCGTCCGAACTCATCATATTCGTTGTCGGCAATAGCTTTTCCAAGCATACGTTTAAGCGGCTGTCTGAATACGAACCATTGTATGAACGCTATTAAAAATACGATAGAAGCAATAACAGGTATTTCGATGTTGTCAACTTGTATGTAATAATCGCATTGCTTGCTCAGAAACAATCTGTACGCCCAATAGACACCAGAAGCAACGGGAAGTATCGTGCTTAAAGCACTGAGTACAATAGTTAAAGGATAACTTGTTTTTTTATTTTCCATTTGTAAATACACCTAACTTTCTATAAATATTGTGTTTTTATCACAAAATTTCATCTTCATTAGCTTGCGCTTTATTATGTATTCTTTTGTCCTTACGCCCTTAGCATCTTCGATAACAGTCTTTTTTGATTTGACATCGAAATACACAAAATCAGCTTTATATTCAACTGCCCGCTCATCTTCCATATTCTCATATTGACAAGCGGCAATAAGAAGATAAGGAATTTGTATTTTCAAATCTCTTATTAAATCTGCTTTTTGCATCAGATGTAAAACATTACATCTATCAGCTTCTTTTTTGCTGTCGTGAACGTGTCCGTACTGACAGTGTGTTTTTTGCGCTCTGTATTTACTATTCTCTTGTTGCTTGTTGATTTCCCTATACTCGTCAACAGTCATTGATATTCCCCCTATGATAATTTTCCTTTTATGAGTTTGTAAATAATCAGCTTTTTCCCGTAAGCATTGCTTCCAGACTGATGTGGAAATGCCCTGATATGGTAAGAAGGTTTGTAATGTTATATGGTTTTTCGTTAGGCAAACTAAAGCCTGCGGCAGATAAATCTTCTTCGGTTATGTTGCATTTGAACAGATTGTGAACAATTGCTTGTGAAATAATTTTTTGTAAATTATAGTATTCTTCGCTTTCTGCAAATGTATTTAAAATTTTCAATATCAAAGTGAGAGCGTCACAAGCCTTATAGCTTGTATTTGTGTCATTTATAACAATGCCGCTTCTTTTAAGAATTTCTACAGTACACCCCATATAGTTAGCGACTATTTCGAGTTCTCCTCTGTTAAGAGATGAACAAAGGTCGGCTTCTGAGAAAAAGGAAGGATTCGAAGTGTATAAGCTAATTGCCTTCTTGAACGATGCAGTATTATCGGCTGTGTCAACCCATGACATAGTATCGGTTAATAAGTAATCAATAGGAACATCAAAATATGCAGATAGTTTTTTTAACATTTCAGCATTTGGCAATAATCCGTCTTGCCATCTTTTTTCATACGAAGTGCTAATACCAAGTGTTTTAATTACAGGTGTTGGTTTAACTCCTTTTTTCTCACATAAATTTTTAAATTTTTTAAAAAACATAAAAGTAATTATTTCCTTTCTTGTTATAAAGCTAACATTTTCCCTGTGACAATTGATTCTAACCCCAGATGGAAGTGTTTAGAGATACGAATAAGAGTAAACGTAGAAAACGGTGTTTCGTAGGGAGATGTAACGCCTATTTTAGTTAATTCTCTTGCCGATATGCCGAGTTTATACAGATTATTAGCAATTACCGATGATAAGGTACATTGCAACTCTTTGTATTCTTTGCTTGTCGCAATCGTATTGAGTATTTCCAATACAAGTGTAAAAGCGTCAGACCGCTTATACGATGTTTTTGTATCATTAACAGTCACGCCGCTTCTACTGAATATATTGATGTTGCAACCTAAGTAATCTGCGATAATTTCAAGTTCTCCCTGATTAACTGCTGAACTCTTTTCTATGGCATCGAAGAATGTTGGTCTTATAGCATACACATTCATTGCTTCTTTGTAAGATGTTGTGCTTATATTAAGCAGGTCGGGGGAATCTTTTTCAGCAAAAAAATAATCTACTGGAACATCGAAATAGTCAGCTAAAGCCTTTAATGTATCAGAATTTACTCCTGAACCATTTTTCCAACTCCGTAAATTGCCCGCACTATATCCTAAGCTACGCAAAACAGGTGTTGGCTTAGTATTGTTGATTTCGCATATTTTAATTATTTGGTCGTAAATCATGAATTTCTCCTAAACAAATTACAGGATTTTAACAAAAATATATCACTTGTTCCCGTCATTCAATATTTCGTAAGCCTTATTGATACGAGCAGTAATTTGTGTGTTTTCTTCTTCGTGTAAAGCATCATTCAGGTCTGGGTGAAATGCTTTTACAAGTGTGTTTCTGTGTTTCTTTAATTCAGCAGATGACGGGTCATCTTCAGTATCAAAGAACATGATGCCTTTCGCCCAATCGTAATTATTTTCAGTGTGAGTTATTTCGTGTTTCATTTTTTGTATGCTTTGAAGTTTTTTATTTAGACCGAAATATTCGTTATCAATCATTTGTTTGAACATCTCCCTGAAAACACAAAAAACGGGCGGCTCATTCCAAGCAACTTTGTCACCTTGAATTTTAAAAGAACATTTTTGCCCTCTCGCAATTGTTGTTTCAGATGACGTGTTTTCAGTTGTAAAGCTGAACTTAATATCACAAAGGACTCTATTGTTTACAAATCGTGCATTTGTACAATAAAGCCCTACACAGCTTAATTCGCTGACATAATATATATCTCCGAAACATAGCGGCAACCTGTTAGCTTGCCTGTTACTGATACAGAACATATTGTTTTTCCCGTCTATAAACAAAGAACCATAAGAAGCTGTACAAGAAAAAGTTTTGCTTCTTTTCTTGTTTTCTTCGTAAAGGGATTTTAAATATTCTGCGTCAGCATATTTCAGATTGATTTTAGATGGAATATATTTTTTGCATTTGTTACAAATATAACCATCAGCGTTTTTTTTACATAACAAGACGATTGAACGTCTGCATAAACAACATTCTTTTTTCATTGTTTTTATTTGCCCTTGAACATAAGTCGTAGCTTATAACATAGCCGATATGGACTTACATCACACATTGGCATACAGTAATTCGCTATTATTTTTATTCATCAAATAGCACATCACCACTTACACTGCGCACATAACGTGCGAGTTATAACAGGCTACCAATGAGCAACCCTAAAATGTCAGAGACCTTACATCATGCACTTGACGTGCGGGTTGCTTCCTCTGATTGCTTCATACCTCGTTTTGTTATCTCACTTACGCTCCGCACGAACGTGCGAGTTGCTTCGACAATTACACCGAGCTGAAATTACAGAACCTTGACTTACACTCCGCACGAACGTGCGGGTTGCTTCGTTATCAGCAAACACAGGAAATAAAGCCCAAAAGCTTACGCTCCGCACGAACGTGCGGGTTGCTTCATATTCAGCAGATACAATGTATCCCATACCGGACTTACGCTCCGCACGAACGTGCGGGTTGCTTCTCGGCTGGTTTTAGTACAGTTCAGTATAAATCTCTTACGCTCCGCACGAACGTGCGGGTTGCTTCAGCAAATTTGCACAATTGTGCGTGATGCCTGTACGGATTAAATGTACAGGGTTTGTACCTTACCGAGAGTTTGACTACTACCCGAAAGCAGAATTACGCCCACTTGCTCGGTTTAAGGACGCTAAGTCGCCCTATTCGTATGCGAATGCTCCTGCTCTTTTATGTGAGCTTGCGGTTCGCACACGACACTGTTTTGAATGACTTAATTATAGCATAATGTATTGCAGTTGTCAATACAAAAGTATATAATGTGTGTAATTGATGTGCTTGTTAGGAATTGTCTTCAAGAGTCATCTGACCGTCTATTTCTGGTTCTATAAGACCCGCAGTACACATAATATTAAGCGATTTTTGGGGATTTTCTTTGTATAGCTTCTGAATGTAATATTTTTCTCGTTCAAGGATATTTTTGCCTTTTGGCACAATTTCCAGAACCTCGAATTTGTAATCACAAATATCAGAAAGAGGAAATCTTTCCGTGTTCAGATGCTGTCCCCAACGAAAAACAGGGTTGTATATTGTTTGCCCTACATAGAACTCATCAGAAGACTTTTTTGTGATTTTGTAAATATATCCTGCTATATCGGTTTCAAACATTTCTCTTGTAATGAAGTATTCCGTTTCTGAGTCGGGCGATAATTTTGAACGTTCTTCTTTAAGATATTGTTCTTTACAAGTGTTACTACAGAAACGCTTTTTAGAATATTCTTCTAAAGAGAACAAAGTGTTATGAAGTTCGTAATCAGAAAAACATATAGGCTTGCCATAGTATGTGCTTACAGTTGCGCCACAGCAATCGCAAGTGAAAGTTATTTTGTTGAAATAGCGATTTGTGTTGAAGCAATGTTCTCCGATTATAATGCAATACAAAGCACCTGCGGATAGTTTCTTGGAGTATCTGAAAGCAATATCTTCACCATATTGGCTTTTTATTATTTCTTTGAACTGTTCTCTGCTTTCGCACACTAAGCAGTCCATTACAAGCTCATTGTTAACAGTTTTGCTTATAGAAGAGTAAACACCAAAATCTCTTTCTTTTTCAAGATTTCTTTTTGCCTCTTCTTCCTCAGCAACTTCGTATATTCTATATATTATTTCAAGCATACAATGCCCTTTCATTTACAAGAGGTAAGCCTTTATGACTTACCTCTTGTATCAACTCAAATCTTGTGCATTTCTTTGTAAACAGCCGCTGTCATTTTTGCATCTGCAAGGCTATCGTGCGCTGTTCCTTCAAAGCTGAGACCATAGTAAGCGGCGGCGGTAGTGAGTTTTTGCCATTTCCAATCATCACGAGCGTCATTCCATTCGCCGTATATCTCTGCAAATTCAGTCATTACATCGACAAGACGATTTTCTATTTTAATGCCTGCTGTCCGAAGAAAGCCTACATCAAAGTTTACGTTATAGCCAAGCACCGTATCAGCCTTGTCAAAAATGCGTTGTATAGTGCTTTTGTATTCTTCAATCGTAAGACAATCTTCTACCATTTCAGGTGCTATACCGTTAACAGCCTGTGCCTGTTCCCACGAATCTGTGTGCGTAGGCTTCATATATTCATTGAAAAGCGTTTTCCCACTGTCAGCGTCAATAATAGAAAGCTGTAGCACTTCATCATTTCTTGAATCAAGCCCTGTGGTTTCTGTATCAAAGCAAATGTTCATAACGTGTTTTCCTCTTAGTTTTTCATTAGTGTTGTGAATCTTGGTTTTTCTTTTTCATTGTTTCTCTGTTAGCAGAACGAAACATCATAAGCAACATTTCGTAAGTTGTAAATCTTTTTTGTTGCTTTTTTGCGTTTTTTACAGACCTAAGCCATGTGTAGTATTCACCGCAATAAGGAACAAAAACGCCAACATTAGAAGGTATTTCGTCTTTTACTTTTTCAAAAACCTCTTCTGGCATAACATAATAGTTATAATCGCCTATGAAGTTGTGACCGTTTGGGGAGTGAAAATCCTCAACAGATGATTTGATTTCATAGCAATAAAACTTGCCGTTTTCTATTCCTTCAGCGGTGTAGTTGTTAACAGGTTTGAACCGCATATAATCCACTCTTATCGTCTGTTCTCCACCGTAACAGTTAAAGCTAACTTCTTTTGATATATATATCCTTGTATCGTTTGAAGGATTGAGATGTTTTTCCAATAAAGCGGATAGATGTTTTGTTATGTCTTTTCTGCTCATTTCCGTTCCTTACCCATTGTTTGTTTTATTCAAAATCATACAACCGTTATAACACTTCCATTGTTCTTCTCTCTTGTGGCGACAAATGCCGAGAAGCTCGCAGGTGCGGCATCGCTTTGGTAGTTTGTAAAAAGGAAATAACTTTACCATTAACGTTGTATACATAATACCTTTTTTCATTTGTTCTTTTTGTTTTCGTTTACAATAGCGGCAATACGCTTTTTAGCTATATCAGTATGATAGCATTCGTTTGTAACGTCTATCAGAACACCGTCATAATTGTTTCGGCGGTATATAACTGCTGTCTTACCGTTATGTGCCGTGCATCGTGTGCTGAACTCGCCTTTTTCACCGATGAATTGTTCTATCATCGCTATACAAGGAATTTTCAGCCATTCATTCACATCTTTGAAATGCTCACAAAACTGAGAATTTCTTTTTCCGATTTTAAGAGAACAAACATCTTTATGTAAACATTTCTCGCAAAGCATAAGTTTTACCCTTTCTTATAATTATTGTTTTCATTGTCTTTGTTGTTTACGACACCAAAAATCTTATTAAAAAATTTAGCAAGTCCGTTATATACAATCGAAAAAACGAAACCGAGCATTAAAATTTTTAAAGCAAAATTTAATGAAGCGTCTGCGTTATTGATTATTTGTTCAAAAAAATTATCAGAGGAAAGATAAGCAATGATAAGCGTTAAGCACAGAAGAAAACAAGAAAAAATAATTGCAGTTTTTAAAATTTTTTTCATTTTGAGGTTTCCTTTCTTATATAGAAGTGCTTCCCTCCCCCAGAATTGCCAATACAGCATTTATTTTTTCTCAACTCTTTTGAAGGCACAAAATATAAGCAATCTTTTGTGTCCGCTTCTACCATCATATACGCAAGCGTTTGAGCAACTCTGTTGTCAGATATGTCAAAAAGTTCTTTATTTTCAGAAATAATACTTCGATATATTTCTTCGGTAGTTGGCACGTCCTCGCCGTAGCCTTCCGCAATTTTTACGCAAAGGCTGTAACCTATGGGTTTGCAGTGCAATGACAAAAATCCGTAGTCACGGTAAAACGCATCAAGCACTTTTTGCCTGCATTGTATTGTATATTCGTTCTCATTGTCAAAGGATACTTTAATAAGGTCTGAAATGCCGTATCCTTCTACCGTTCGCATTGTGTCCGAAAGATTTATTTCTTTGAACAAAGCATTATATGCAACAAAGGAAATCATTACAGAAGTTCCGTTAATAATTTCATCGTTGTATGGTATGTCGGCACAGTTGAAGCAATAATCATACGCTATAGTTTTACTCATGATTTCTTTTTCCTTTCATGATACAATCAGCACGTTGTTTTTTCGATGTAACACCAAGACTGAGGTGGTCGATTGATTGGTTTTCCGTTACAAATAAATTCGTTTAAATCTTTGGGTTGTTCGTAGATTTTAAGAAACGAAATGTGCCAACCAAAAAACCTCTTAAAAGCACTCTCTTCACCTATATAATTTTTTATATCCATAAAAGACAAACAACTTTTTATGCACAGCTCACAGTCATTTGGGTCATCTTCATCGTTAGCTGTTATTTTCAGATATTGTTCGCCGTCTTCGGGAGAATCTTCGTCTATCCAAACTTTTTGAATATCCTGATATGAGTCTTCTTCTTTATGAAATTCTGCTTCATACTCAGTAATGTAGTCGCAGACAAATTCTCCAATAATTTTTCCGTTTCCTTCCTTATCAAAGGCATTGTGACTGCGTTCGTCTATGTACGAGTACCTTTTCCCAGTCCAAAAATGCTTATTTTTATCTTTTGTGCAATATATGTAGCACTTGAAAGGCACGCTGATTTTCGGTGTGTTTTTACGCAGTTCAACCGTCTTTTTGCCACTCGCTATAAGTTCGCAAAATTGTGGCTTTAAGCTTATCATAATTTGAGGCAGATGAATAATGCTCAAAGGGTCTTCTACATTTATCTCCTTTATGCCACGAGATAAGAGATAGTGTACCGCCAAATTATTAACGTAGTTTTCCATGTTAATTCCCTTTCTTTGATGACATCAAATCTGGATTATCGAACGTGTTCTCTATAACTTTTGCTTCTCCGCTATCGCAAAAGCCGCTTTTGTCTACAAGGCTGTAATCTCTGTATTTTTTTGTGTATTTATGCCATACGTTCTGAACAAAGTCTCCTCTTCCCAACGAGCAATTAAGATATATTTTACTGCTGTATACACAGTGCTTTTCCAAAGGCGTAGCATAGATACAATTTTCACATCTGACAAGGTTGGAATTAAGAGATATTTGCGGTAACTGTTCACATATTCTTTTAATACAAGACGCACTTATAAGTGCGTCATCGCCATCGTTGAACAAACTCTCAGCGGCAAGCTTATCTATTGCTTTAACAATATCTCCTTTGTTCAGAAGAATTGTATCGCTCATAATCTTCACTCCGTTCTATAATCTGTGAAGGTTATACCCGCCGACTCATATAAGTCGATGCCCTCTTCTTCAGCCATTTTTAACAAGTGCTTTTTCCCTATATCTCGGTCGTTGTAGCCGAGAGCCTTCATTTCATCTGACGCATGAGAAGCCTTGTCAAATTCACAGAACACTTCGTTTGTATAATCAAAAACTTGTTTTATTCTGCTGTTTCCAAAACCGCATTTATCGTTTAGCCCTATAGCAACACATAAACGGAATATGTAATAGATGCCACAGACATCGGGCTTATCCATTTGCTGTGCCGAAGGAGTGCTACAGTGTGTGACTTTTAAATAGTCAGTGTCTATATTACGGCTCTTTGCCATACGAAAAAGTTTCTCCTGCCCTGTTCCTATGTCATCGTACCCGTGCCTGCTTATTTTGTTTGGAGATAAAGATGCGTAACTATGAAATGTATCCATAGCTTCACCAATACAGAAGAAAGCATCACGGATTCTCTTGTTTCCAAAACCGTAAAGCTTTTTCAAGGCTAATGCAATGGCTATTTGATAACAAGCGTACATATCCATTATGTTACTGTTTCTTATAGCTTTTGCTTGACTTGTTTTATAAACATAAGAGCTTCCTGCAATGTGTGCTTTCATTTAGAACGTCCTTTCTCGTTATTTGTACATATCATCAACTAAAACATGAACATCTGGTAAAGAGATTATTACAAGGCAAGCGTGGCTGTACCAACTTTTGGGGTATAACTCAGCTTTAAGACCTTTGCTTTTCGCCCATTGTTCAACTTCAGGTCTGATGTCGTCTGCGGGCATATACGGAAGATACACTAAGCAACACTTTTTCTCTTTTGGATTCTTGTAAAGAAGCGGGTGGTCTAAATAAGGCACACTTTCACGAGGGTGCTTGAAATAGCCATAAGAGGCGTATGTTCCACTCTTCAAAATTTTTTCAATACATTCTTCGTTGCAATAGTATGAAGCCCGTGTGAATCCGTTCTTTACTGCAAAATCTTCATTAAAGAAATAGTATCCCACTTCTTCATATTTGCATCTGCGCCAATTAGCCATATTTTAAATTCCTTTCGCAGTTACTACCTATATTATAGCATTTTGTAATGCAATTGTCAATACAAAACTCAATAATAAGGAAAACAATATCAGCTAAATTATGCTTAAAATGATTTTAGAAACGAGAAAGACCTTCCTGATAAGAAGGTCTTTTTGTATGTTATGTAAAAATATGTGTTTTAGCTTACATCACGGTACGAATTGCTTCTGAAGAATAGCTAAATACAAACTGACATGGTATCTTACACCACGCACCGCCGTGCGGGTTGCGTCTCCCCACCTGCCCCTTCCACAAGGCAGTACAAATTCTTACGTCACGCACTTGACGTGCGGGTTGCTTCCATTTGTTGGTCTTTCTTGCGCCGACAGCGTTTTCTTACACCCCGCACGTTCGTGCGAGTTGCTTCAGGGATTTGATTACTTTTGTACGCAATATCGGTTTCTTACGCCACGCACTTGACGTGCGGGTTGCTTCAGCAAATATGCACAATTGTGCGTGATGCCTGTACGGATTTTATGTACAGGGTTTGTACCTTACCGAGAGTTAAGCTACTGCCCGAAGGAAGAATTACGCTCACTTGCTCGGTTTAAGGACGCTAAGTCGCCCTAAAAACGTATTAACGAAAAAAGTTGGTGAATATATCAGCAATTTCTCTTTATTGAAATTCCGTTATCTTCCTTTACAATCTCAGCGTTTATAAGGTGAAGTCGTTCCTTGAAGAGGAAATAAGTTTCTTCTATGGCTTCAATTGTATCGAGAGAGATATGGTAAATTGTCGTATCGGTATTTCCTTTTGCGGCTTTCTCGATAAGCGGCAAGGCATCTCTGCGTATTTTTATCTCATTAAGCATATCAAAGGTTACTTCCTGTTCAAAAAGTGTTGCTTCATACATATCACTTAATGCTTGTTCGTCACTATCGGCGGTTGCAAGAATATGAGCGAAGGTTAAGAGCAGTCTATCCTTGCTTATAAGGTTTGTGCTATTATAGTTCTTCTTTGTTTTCGCTACTGCCATTTATTTCTTCCTCGCTTTCAGTATCTGCATAGTTGTCAAAGGAAACGGGATTAACCATGTTTTTTTCAAGCCATCTATCAAGCTCCCTCATAGGAAGTACATATTTTTTACTGAATCTATCGACTATATATCTGTCTGCGTTGTTCTCAATTAAAGGAAAGCCTTCTTCCTCTATCATCTGTTCCAATTCCGCAGGCGTGACGTTAAGCAGTTGCAGAATTTCGGAATATGTGTATACCTTCTTTTTCGTTTCCCGCTGTAGAAGGAACTCTTCTATATCGCTGACTTTAATTTTTTTCATACCTTCAATGGTATAATAAGTGAAGACACCATCGTCTATCCATTTTGTGACTGTGGCTAAATCAATGTTAAAAATGGAAGCTATTTCATTCGGTGTATAAAACTGTTGTTTACTTCTTTCCTTAGAATACCAAGCGTTGAAATCTGATTCCTTAACACGAACGCTGTCGTACCAACGTGTATAAGAAGGTAATTCTATATACGGAAGACTTTCTTTTACAAGTTCAGTTACTGCAAGTCTGCCGATGTTCAGTATATTGGATATACCTGTACAGGTGTAATATTTAGTAACGTGCAAGGTTTCTTCGAGATAGCTGTCGATAGAAGACCGTAACACTCTATATGATGCACCAACACGAAAATAACCGACTACCTCAGTTTGGATTAAGTGCAATATAAACTTATTGCTTACACCCAACATTTCGGCGCATTCATCAACTCTTAGAAATTCTCTTTTCATTCTCTTTTACCTCGTAATATGATTTTTATTTTATGAAAAGAGGCAGTGTGATGTTGAGCAAGCCGAGAACAAGCAAATGAACAGGATAGAAAGCTCTGAAAAACCATACAGAAAAGTTGTTAAGAGGTTTATTCATTTCATTTTTTTTGCTTTCGGTTTTACGATAATCTGTGCAGGTGTTTGCACACCACGCATAAATAATCATAAAAGCATCTACAACACAAATGGCATAGACAGGATTCTTGTTTAATATTGCAAAGGCGGCGATGCCAATACAGACAAAACTCTTCTTTTTCTTTGCCCGCCGAGCAAAATCAAGAACACCAATGAGGAATATGCCAAACCAACCGTAATCGCAACAAGAAAGATATGCGGTAAACATAAAAGCACACCATATTAACAGAGTGATTACGGAAGATACGAAGCCCCCGATTTTATCCGTCTTAGTATTCAGATGCGTTTCAAACAAGCATTTTACAGATAAAACAAACTTAGCATAAGCGGAAGAATGAATTATCACGAGCATAAGAAAACCTAAGAACAAGGTAAAACATACATTCTGGTAACGATAATTTATTGGTGCGCCTGCCGTCAGCAAATCAAAAGGAACTTCGCTGACTAATGCGATTATGCCGATGCGTAACAGATGTTTGGGTCTGTTCTTTGTATAATAGAAGGCTTCTATCATTAAAAAGACGAACAGAGGAAACGCTACACGTCCGATTGTGTTCGTGACGACCCAAATCCATTCATCAACATACGGTTTTAAAACTGCCCCTAAGTGACTTATGAGCATAGTTATACAAGCCACCCATTTGCATAATGAAAAATACCCCTTTTTCATATTGCTTCTCTCTTTTTCCGTTATTAAACAGCTACGTTTGCCGCTAATGTTCCCTATCGACATAGAACAAGCTGTTAACCGTGTAACAGTTCACAATAATGGTCTAAAGACTCATCGTGAATCAATTCAGCGTTGCAGGACTGGCATTTGTCAGCCTGAGTAAGAGATTCATGACATATCGGGCAATAAGGTTTACCGTCAACCCAATAAGCGGGAATCTTTTTGTTCTTGCCTTTTGCGATTGCTTTTGCCTGTGGTGAATTTATGAGCTGACAATATCTTGAAAGAGAAGCGTCTTTCGCAAGGATAACACCGCAAGTCTGGCACTTATCAGCCTTTGTAAGAGGCTCGTGACATATCGGGCAACAAGGAACGCCGTCATTCCAGTAAAAGAAAACGGGTCTTTTTTTGTCCTTAGCTATATCCTTAGCAATAGCGAGTTCTTCATCTGTGATAGCCATAATTTTGCTCCTTTTATAAATGTGTTCCATACAAAGATTGAATATTTATCCAAATCTGAACAATATAATCTTCGTTTTCATTGCCTATATTATAGCATAATATGTTGCAATTGTCAATACAAAACCCCTGTACAGAGCTGTTACAAAACACAAAAAGAGCGAAAGAAAGAGAAAAAATGCAAGAAAATGGAAGCGAGCCGACCCGTGAGCCTTGCCGCTATCCCGCTTTATCAGAGAAAAAGACAAAATTCAAAGGAACAGGGGGGAACAAGATGTTTAAAAATAAGTATAACAAGATATACTTTTATACATATATAACCATATTTTTCCTCAGACATATTATAATAGCAAACCTGTCGCAGGACACCGCCGCCGAGTTGTTTCAAACAATTTGTCAAAAAAATAAATAATTTTAATTCAATTTATTTTACAAATTTGTTGTAAATCATAATTTTTTGTATTGCATTTTGTGTTGAAATATGTTATAATAATTATTGAGGTACGTTATGATGGGAAACATAGTTGACTGTAAACAGTGTAGCGGCAAGTATCAAACTTGCCGCTGACAACTATGTTTAATGTATTACATTTTATTGATTTCTTTATATTACCAATTTGTTTTAGCTCAGGCTTGTCCTGAGCTATTTTTTTATATATGCTTATCGCATATTTTTTTCCTTGACAATGCTCTACCTTGTTTAAAACACACATATTATAAATGCCTTTAATTTAATTTGCATTGAATGGAACAATCGCCGCCCCGCTGTCGTGGTTTACATTTGCCTTTTATACATATCTAATAGTAATAGTGTTTTTTACAGATGTGTTCTATAACAGGTTAATATGTCTGGGGCAAGACAGGGATTATTATAATATAAGTATATCTTGTTATACTTATATTGCTTTCAGGCTTGTTTCAGAAATGTGTTGCCATCAGACCTGTGCTTGCTCTAATAAAGGTGGGGTGGTTCTCTGGGAACACTTAGTTGTTCTATCACTTTGATAGTTCTCCCTGAAGGCGCAGGCTCGGAGCGGCAAGCTCTGGTATGTTCTTACTTCGGAATAAAAATTTTATTCCACGTTGGTAATTGTTATTTTCAGTTTACTTGTTCTCGCCCTCAAATGCTCCTGCTGATGCAGTTACTACTTTTTCGGAATAAAAATATTATTCCTGATTTGAAATTGTTTTTTCGACTTTGTTTGTTCTCTGCTCTTTCCTTAGTGCCTTGTACCGAGTTTGCGTTCCAGAATAAAAATTTTATTCCTGTTTGATAATTGTTTTTTTAGTATTAATTTTTTTGCTTTTGCTATTGACTTCCTGCCCGCTTTATGGTACAATATATATGTAAACACCCGATGTAAGATTGATTTTTGATTTATTGTTGATGTTATAACGAAAGTGTTTTAAATAGGCTCTTGTAAAAAGAGTGTACACCGTACACCGCTCGTACACCGTTGCGTACACGCAAAACTCCTCGCTAACGGCTTGTTTGAGCCAAATGTACGCCGTACACCGCAAAATGCGCATTTTTGATATTTGATGTTGATGATGAAAATAACATATTGATTGATGATTTTGTGCTTTGTTTTTATGATGAACGGGTGATTTTTACAATGATGTTTGAGCCTACGGTTTTTGAATGTTGAACAGCGTGTAGACTGACCGCAATTTCAGCAGTTTGCTATTGCTTTTTTTAAGCAGTTCCTCTGTTGCCGTTGTAGTCCTGTCTTATCGTACAAATGAAAAAAGAAAATGATTTACCCCCTCGGTAGCCTTTACCGAGGGGGTATTTTTTAGTTCTTATCTTTCATACATAAATGGTTCTTTGAATCCTCTTTCAAAGAGTTCCATTCTCTTATCGGCGGCTTTTGCTCTTTGCCGCTCCTCTTCCATTTCTTTGTTTAAGTCATTGCAATGATAACCGTCATCATTGAATAAATAGTCTATGGTCTTGTCTTCATACTGTGCAATGTAGAAAACCAAAGAAAATTCACCATCTCCGCAATCAGAATAAACGTAATCTGCTTTGCCGAAATAGTCTTTTATGTCATAATGTTCTTGAAGCATCGACTGAGATATTGCTCCTTCAAAACATACGGCAAAACCACCGATTCTTCTTTCGTTGAGAATGTCGTTTAAAGTCTCTTTGTCTCCTTCATTTTCTTTTTGATTTATGCCATAGGTTACATCTTCAATTATCTCTGGAATCAGAAGCTCAACAGTTGTGTTTTTGTGTTTTACATCGTATGCGACTTCTTTTTTCATTTCTGCTTCAAGTACTTTTGAAAATACTGAAGCTTGCATTTTTGGTACTTCGTCTTGCCAATAGTCAAAAATGCCTTTTCCTGTACGGATTGCCTTTTCTGGGCTTATTCTGTAGTCCATACTGTCCTTATCATTTTTCGATAAGTGTACTCCTGTGAGGATTACCGTATGAATGTCTACCATTTCTCTGTCCCTGTGGTTGTTTGTCATATTAACGTTGTTCATAATGTTGCTCCTTTACATTTTCAGTTTCGGTCTAAGCCGTAATATTCTTTTTTGTGTGCCTTTGCTACTTCTTTCAGCTCATTTGCAGTAATTTGTTTCATGTATTCGTTTACTCTGCTTTTTATTTCATCTGTAGCGTTTCTATTTTGCTTTACTGAGGCAAATATTGTTTCCGTCCAATCGCTAATACCCTTTTCGCTGTATTCGTGTTTCTTATCAAGCAAGATAGAAAGGATTTCAACGGTGCTGTTCGGATTCGTTGCTATTTCGTCATAAACCAGACCGAACCTTTCATCTTTGTTGAGTGCCATTTCAAGAAGTGTTTCAGGTGGTGTATTCAAATTTTCTGCGACACCTTCACGAACCCATTCGTCTTCACTTTTTGAAAGATTGTCGAGTATATCAAGAGGAGTTATTTCACATTTTGCTATAGCTTCGATAAGTATATCATCTTCCGCATAATCTCTTACGAGTTCTCTGATGATGTCTTCGGTAACGTTGCAGTTGTTAACCATAAGCCATTGAACTGTTGTATCTTCACTTTTAGCAAGTATTTTCATTGCTTTTTCTGATATGTTTTTGTTTTTTGCAAGTGCCAGAAATATTTCATGTTGATTTTCTTCATCGGAATACTCCGCTGATGCCAAAGAATATAAAAACTCAGAAGGAGTCTGACTGTTTTCGGCGGCTTTTCTTTTTTCTTCAAATGACATTGCCGCTATTTGATTTTCATTCAAAAAGCTCCACATTTTTAGCCTTATCTTATTTTCGTACTCTGTTACAAGATTTACTCTCTCAGTAAGTTCTTCATCATTTATTTTATCGGCTATACTTCGATATTCTTTTTTGACTTCATCAGACCAGTCACGGTAATCGCCGTATTCTTTTTCAAAACGTTGCATCACAACTTGCTTTTTATTGTAGAACTTTTCTTCTATTTGTCTTGCTTTGAGTGAATATAAAGCATATCTATATTTTTCTAAGCTTTTGTGACTTCCTCTGAGTTCACAATATGATTGTATCATATCTAACAGTTCTTTTTCGTATGCGTCTTTTCCTTCTTCGGCATATATTTTTGACAATACTTCTAATCTAACCGAATGGTAAGGACAACTATCATTATTGCTCTTGGTCGATATATATACGCCGCTCTTTTTTACTGTTATTCTGTTGATGTATTCGATTCCCATGTTTATTGCTCCTTCTGGATTTTCACTTTGTTTTTGGTTTTATCTGATTGATACAATTGCTTGTATTCATTAGCGTGTATAACTACAGTATCCTTTAGTTCTGGTCGGTAGCACTCTACCCACAAAATTTCTTCAGGCATTCCTAACTTTTCGGCACTTCTTAACAGCTTCATAGTTGCTTCATATTCTGCTTGCCTGTCAAGTAAGGATATGAGTTTAGCACAATTGTTTTTATCATCAAGATACCATTCGTCATTGCCGCTTTCTTTTATTCTGTTAAATTCGCTACGCAAAGTGACGATTTCTTCTGGTGTGTATATCCTATGATTGAGATTGTTAATGAATTTTTCGCATTCACGCAGACTTTTTGTATACGGGGCGGTATGTGTAGCAAACAGTAAACCATCTTCATCAAAAGTTGGCGTTTCGTTTTCAGAAAGATTTTCAAATTTGCTTGCGGTATTGCTCAGACTCATACCGACTGTTCCAAAATCAGTGTACTGTTCATTATAGAAAGCCACATAATGAGGGTCTCCCCCTGTAAGAATGTAGTCGTTGCCATTCATATAACGCTGTTCGCCGTTTTTAAAGCAATTTTCTACAGGTATTTTTATATTCTCTCTGTCTATTCTTAATTCTGATTCTGCTGTTTCAATAAGGTCACGGTACGCACTGTATTTTAAACTGCGCTCGAATAAATCGTAAAGCCGACCCGTAAAATTCAAATACTCGGAATCTGAATTAACAATTCCTTTGTTTAGCTTTGTTATAAGGCTGTCTATTTCTGATAATTCCGCTGTTGTATAAAGAGATTTGTAAGCATATCTTTCAAATAACGTTATGAAATCACTGGTTTCATAACAACGTGGTGTGACCTGCAAACACATTAAGTTATCGCCGTCAGTTGGTAGCCAATAAGCTTCATTCTGCTCAATGAGTTCAGAAGTATTGAAAAGCACACAAAGGCGATAAGCGTTATTCATTGTGTTCTTATAATCTATTCCCGATGCGTAATACATTTTTATCTTTCCTTCCTGTTTTGAAAAACACGCATTTTTTGTTTTATTATTATATTTTCGTAAACTGTTTTTGCAAGGTCTGCAATATTGTCTTTTCCGTCATTATCTATAGTCAAATCAATCAAACCATCGGTTTGTGTTGAGGAAAATTTAAGGCTATCATCTTTTAATCGTCTTTCCCATTCATATATATCAAAAGAACCACGTTGCATTGCTCTGTTTGTTCTTATCTTATCTGTAGCGTGAACAAAAACAACAAAACAGTTTTCTTTTCCATAGTAATCTATATTTGCTTTTGCTCCTTGCACATCTGTTATAATGCAATAATTTTTGCCTATCGCCAGTTTTTGTTTTGGAGTACCGTAATACCACAAATCATGTTTGTTTCCAACCGATGTGTTATATACTCGGTACTCTAAAAACATATTGTCTTCTATCGCTTTTTCAAACATTTTTGTTGAGATGAAACAATAATCTTTTCCGTCCTGCTCCCCTTCTCTGATAGGACGTGTTGTGGACGTTATGATGTTCTGTATATTGTAGCTTTCAATCAGTTCTCTTTGTATCGTGTCTTTCCCACTTGCGGATTTCCCTATTATAATTGTTAGCATTCTCGTCCCCTTTTAAAGCGTAGTTTATCAATATGTTTCTTTATTTCTATTGTTTCTGAAGCTTTTTCGGCAAGTAGCTTGTTGTCGCTTTTGGCTAACTCTAATAGTAACACATAAGGTGAACTACTATTGTTTAGTACATTGCGTCTCACCATCGGGTCTTCATCTTTTGAAAGCATCAGTAAATCTGCTTCATCTGTATGCTTGTTCCACGCAACCGCTCTACGAAACTCAGTGTTTTCGTGCTTTGCATACTTTGAAAGCAGTTCTTTGTTATAGGTAAAATATAGGCTTCTGAGTTCGTAATCAGTCATTTTGCTTTTCCTTTTACACTTAGCACTTATTGCGGAGCGTTGCCGCTCCGCTCAGTGCTGTATAATATCAAACGTGATATTCTGTTTTTACAAGCCAGTATGTTTCTGCCTTGTTTGCCTTCTTTGCGTCCTCAACACGCTTTTGCTTTTTATAATCTTCTTCAAGCTTCGTTATTTTTGCTTTCATATTAGATAATCGAGCAAGCGTGCTTTCGGGTCTTATATCCTTGTTGCACAGAGGGCAATGGTTGGATTTAATATATTTTCTTGCAAGTTTTGAACCACAGTGTTTACAACCTATGTATTCGCTTTTGCAATCAGCGTAGTGTATTTTGCGGTCTAAAGAATAATAATCTTGCTTTGCTTTTTGCAACTGCTTTTCTTTATCCGTGAGAGTCTTTGAATACTTACCGTCATTCTGTTTGAACTTTACCGCTACTTGCATATAGAAGCCGCCAAGACCTTCTATATATTCTTTCGCTTCTTCTTTGCTGTTGAAGCATACATTTTTAAACTCTATTGTTCCAACTTCGTGGTGATAATCACCTTCGTAAATTGCGGCTTGGTTCACATAAGAGTATATTTCGCTCTTGTTTGTGGTTGTCTTAAATACATCATAATTTACTGCGTGTCCCATATTTTTCTCCTTTGGCTATTGGCTTTTTCATTACCTATATTATAGCATTTTGTAATGCAAACGTCAATACAAAACCTTTTGTGTGTACGATTTATAGGACACAATAAATTTATTTCTCTTCACCTTACTTATGGTTCACTAAGCCACATAACAAAAAAAACGTCCTGTTGAATAACAGGACGCATATTCATATAAACGGAGTGATTGCTTTGTCGGTGGTTCTTTTTCAAGTGATAATGTAAGTTCCATATCTTACGCCACGCACTTAACGTGCGGGTTGCTTCATAGCAGTACATTGTAAGTGTATACGATTATACATTTCTTACGCCACGCACTTGACGTGCGGGTTGCTTCCGTCCCAGTCGTAGATGACTTTGCTTTTGTTAAACTTACGCCACGCACTTGACGTGCGGGTTGCTTCAGCAAAAATGCACTAATATGCGTGATGCCTGTACGGATTAAATGTACAGGGTTTGTACCTTACCGAGAGTTAAGCCACTACCCGAAGGAAGAATTACGCTCACTTGCTCGGTTTAAGGGTGCTAAGTCACCCTAATCGTATGCGAATACTCCTGCTCTTTTATGTGAGTTTGAGGTTCGCACACGGTTAATGTTTTGAATGACTTAATTATAGCATAATGTATTGCAGTTGTCAATACAAAATAGCTTTAGGCATTATTTCACTTTTTGAAAAACGGGAATGTTGTTTATGGCTTTTTGCACCATTTCAAGAGCTATATTGAACATTTCGTCTTCGTATTCTACCTCAATAACGCTCATTGGGCTTGTTGTTCTTTTCCGTTTTCGGCGGTTCTCCAAGAATATATTCATCACATTTTCCTGTAGCAAAATCTACATATTCATTGTGGAAGTTGCATTTGCAAAGCAAATTTTCAATTTCTTCCTTACATTTTTCATTCTGATAAATGTATGCAAGGTTACTTATATCTTGTTCTGAGAGTGCGTATTCTAATTTGTTCGCTATTTCTGTATAGTCGTAATTTGCAAATGCAGACAAAAAATCGGAACGAATTTTTATGTTTTCAGTTATTTTATTTTCATCTAAAAGGCTCTTGATTTGTTCCGCAAGAGGAGAACTGTTTATTATATCAATTATACCGTTCTTTGCTTGCTTATCTTTTAAAATGATATTTTCTATGTCTGCGATAAGCCATAAAAGGCTATTGTTTACAGGTGCTTCGTCAGCACTGTTTGGCATATATTTCTTTGCAATCAGGTCATCAATACGAGCCATTTCTACGCACAATTCAGCGTTATTGCGCATAGCTTGGTCTCTTTCATGTTTAGCACATTCCAGTTCATTGTCAAATGTTTTGCCGTCATCAGACATATAAGTTATTATTTTTTTCATTGTTACTTTATTTCCTTTCTTGATATGAGTTTCTTTTATGCTTATCCTGTTTGACGCTTTGCCTACAGGTTTTTGTTTCCTTTGCCGCTTCTCTAACACCTATATCGGAATCGGTTATAAGCGTTTCAATCACTTCTGATGGTGTATGCGAGTTCTTAGCGACAGCTTCACGCACAAGCCAATTATTATCTTTAGCAAGTTCAGCAAGAATTGCTTTACTTGTTTTTGGATTCCGAGCAACCGCAAGGCGCACTTCCCAACTTTCGTCTTGTGCAAGTGTTGCGAGTATCGGAACACTGATTTTTAGGTTTTCTGCAACTGTTGCACGAACATTCACACAAGAATCACGAGCAAGTGTTTTTATTATTTCTTCGTTTATGTGTTCATTTTCTAAAACAGTTAAGCGAACACTATGTTCTTTGTCCGTTGAAAGAATGTTTAGCGTTTTTATGTCTGTATTAGAATTTCTTGCAACCTCTATGCGTACCCATATTGCGTTGTCTTTTGCGGTAGCAAGTTTATACAATGTTTTTGCGTCTGTATTTGGGTTCTTCGCAACCGCTTCACGCACAACCATTTGTTTGTCTTCAGCAAGAGATTCCAGTGTTTTAGGTGATGCGTTCAGATTAGAAGCGACAGCCTCACGAACAAACCAACGTTTGTCTTCGGAAAGAATGGTAAGTATTTCTTCGTCCATTGTAGTGTAAGCCGTCTTAACACGTTCTTCTGCGGTCATTGCTTTTATAGAAGTGAGGAGTTCTGTTTTATCCATAATAATTATTTTCCTTTCAAAGAAAATTATGATTATACTTATTCTATAGGTCACAAAGCCACATAACAAAAACACGCCCTGTTGAATAACAGGACGTGTTCGTATAATATACGCACTAACGTGCAGGTTACTTTAACTTATGATACCAGTATAGCATCTTACACCACGCACCTGACGTGTGGGTTGCGTCTTACGTCAAGGCGATAAATCTTAACTACCACATTCTTACGCCACGCACTTAACGTGCAAGTCGCTTCTCGTGCTGTTACTCACGCCGTTCACGACTATTCCTTACGCCACGCACTTGATGTGCGGGTTGCTTCGAGCGTTGGTGCAAGATTGTTGCACTAATGGAACTTACGCCACGCACTTGATGTGCGGGTTGCGTCTTTTACACAAGTCCAGTATAACACTGGCAAAGGACTTACGCCACGCACTTGACGTGCGTGTTGCTTCCTGTATAATAAAAATGTTATCAAAGAGTTTACAGCTTACGCCACGCACTTGACGTGCGTGTTGCTTCAGCAAAACTGCACAATTGTGTGTGATGCCTGTGTGGATTAAATACACAGGGTTTGTACCTTACCGAGAGTTTGGCTACTACCCGAAAGCAGAATTACACCCACTTGCTCGGTTTAAGGGTGCTAAGTCACCCTAATCGTGTGCGAATGCGCCTGCTCTTTTATGTGAGCTTGCGGTTCGCACACGATTAATGTTTTAAATTCTAATTACCTGTATTATATCACAACGTATTGCATTTGTCAATACAAAACAATATAATATGTGCAATCAATAAGCCTTGTAGATTTATCGTTCCATTTTTTGTGTTTTTTCGTGTTCTTGTCCGTTCCTTATTGCAAGTGTATCGGTTGCACTTTTTGCAATGTCTTCAAACGAATCCTTTGACAGCTTAACAAGTGCCTCTCTGCTTACATTGTGGTTATTTATAATAGCCTTTTTCTCATCGTATGATGCGCCTGCAATCATTGAATTAAGCGTGTATGTAGGTGTCTTAGGATTCTTGGCAACTGCAATTCGCACAGCTTCTTCCTTGTCTGTTGCAAGTTTATCTAAGCCGATACCTCTTTCAGCAACTGCGGCACGAACGATACGAGATGAATCCCCTGTATATTCCATCAGGAGATTGATATTATCTGTTACTCGTGCTACTGATTCTCTTACTATAGCGTTTTTGTCATGTGCAAGAACATCAAGCCCGTAGCGGAAGCTTGCCGCTTTTGCTCTGTCTTCAGGGTTAGGGCTGTTAAGCAGAGCCTCTTTATTTTCTTTTGCGTCAGCCAATATATCAGTTATAGCTGTTTGAGCTAATTCCTGAACATAATGTTCTTTAGCTTGTGTCATTATGTCGTGTAACACTTCTATTGTTGTGCTGTTTTGTGCAACCAAAGAAAGTATTCTATCTGAAGTGTCGTGTGCAAAGCGGTCAATACTCATTCCATTATCAACCAATTTCTGAGCAACGGCTAAACGGACAAGAGGCGAGCTGTCTTTTGCAAGGTCGTCTAAGTGTATGGAGAAATCCATATTTGCTACAGAGCAAGCTCTGACTTCGGCATCACTGTGTTTAGCCAAAGTGTAAAGCGTGTCGAGCATAGTGTAATTGTTTTGTGCTACAACACGAGCAACGTGTGGAGAAATGTCATTAGACAACTTTGCAAGTGTTAAAGGGTTTGTTGTCTTTTCGGCAACCATTGCTCGGATTGAAGAGCTTTCATCAGCGGCAAGAGTGTCAAGAGCATAGCCGTTTTCTGCGAGAGCCATACGAACACGGGCATCTTTGTCGTGAGCAAGCTTTTCAGGCTTATATCCTCTCCTTGCCGCTTCTGCCCTGTCTTCCCAATTGTCACTTTTAGCGAGTTTTGCCAACTGTCTGTTTTCTTTGAATTTTTCAAACATAATATTTTTTCCTTTCTATTTTAAGCCTTTCATCTGTCAAGATGAGTGGCTTTTTTGCTTTCGCTTTTTTGAGCAAGTTTTTCTTCCGTTTCGCTTGCTACTTCACGAACCTCTTTGTATTTGCTCTTTTTGAGTTGTTCCAACGCATATCCCTGACGTGCTACTTCTTTCAAGACAGAAGGAAATTTATCTTTACAAAGTATATCAAGAGCATAGCCCTGTTTTGCCACTTCTGCCCGTACCTCAGACATTACATCTTTGCAAAGAATATCGAGAGCATAACCGCATTTTGCCGCTAAGATACGGTTGTTACTGTCTTTGCTTGTGGCAAGGTAATCAAGTCTTTCCATTGCTGTGCTTCGTACACCAGTATCTTTGTCATCTTTCAGCTTTTCCAAGCCGTAATAAGCATTGGCAACCGCTGTACGCACTTCGGGGCTTTCGTCATTTACGAACTTACTCAGATTGCAACCTCTGCGAACAGCTTCGATACGGCTTTCTACAAGAGGGCTGTCGATAAGTATTTCGTTGTATTTGGTATCAAATGCTTTTATAAACTGATTTGCATAACAACTACCTCTATCGAAAGCAGTTCCAAATATTTCTTTCCTGCCGTGTAAGATAAGCTCCGCAGTAGGTATATTATCCTTGTTCATATAATTGGTAAGTTCGAGAGCCACTTTATCTGCACAATCAATGCCAATATGCTTGCAGGTAAGGTATGTAGCAATCAACGACTCAATCTTCTGCACCTTTGCGGAACTTATATCATTGGATTTAATACCTGTAACACTTTGCGGCGCAGACGCAAATATTCCTGCCGCATCTTTGTATATAGCATTATAAAGATTTTGAGATATAGAAATATCTTTGTCAAAATCGAAAGTGGCATCTTTTCCTTTAAGTGTCGTTGCTATAGCACGTCCTACTTCCTCAGCGTTTTCTACGCCTTCGGTAAGAGGCTTGCGAAGATTTACTATTAAATCATAGTTGTCGTTGGCTCTATCAAGAGGTCGTGTTTGAGAAATATCATAAACATACCCTATGGTATAGCCTTTGATTTCATTAAGTTTACCCTTTTCGTTAAGCTCTCTCATCATACTGTCGTGCTTACGCTTATAGGTTGTACTATTGCTATCATAAAAAGCTGATGAAAGGAACTTATCAATGTCTTTTTCGGAAGTCAACGTGACAGCTAACGGTCTCCATATTTTGATACCATTCTTTGCTTCACCAACAATAAGTGGTCTTTTATAGTTTTTAAACCAATCGTTGCTACCCTTCACTGCTATTGCATTAGGACGCTGTTTATAAACCATAGCAATATTGTTAAGAGAATATTTTGAAAGGTTTGCCTTTAAGTCAAGGAAATTTGTATAATCTTTACTTTCAAACATTTTAAGCATACTGTCGTATGTCATTTGGCGTAAGATTTCGTTGTTTTTTGCTTCGCCGTATTCCTTGATTGATACAACAGGAACATTGTATTGTTCTGAAACAGCTTTTCTCAACGATTCCTTATCGTATGAACCGCTTGCATCAACGTCAAGAACAACATTTGCATTAAGTTCATAATAGTGGCTCATATAGTCATAGGTTTTTTCATCAATGAGCTTGTTTTTATAATCTTCATTGATTACAGACACACCACTTTCAATGATTTCGTCAATTTCAAAATCTTCTCCCGCTCTCAGAGCCGCTTCTTTGCTTGCGTAGTAATCCTCTCTTTCTTCCTCTTCTTCTTTTACCATTTCGGCAAAATCTTTTTCAACTTCCCTCGCTACATTATTACGCATTATTTCGTAAGTGGGTAGCTGTTTGAAATCGTATTCGATTCCTCTACAGGTTATCTTTTTTGTTTCCATTTTAATACCTCTTATCATTGTTTTAAAAATAAACTTATGTTATTTTTTGTTCTGTTTTATTAATGGTTCAATAAGCCACATTACAAACCTTAACGCATATCAGGCTTGTTTTTATTGTAACTTCTATATTGTTTTGCTCTTTCTGAACATATATTGTCTTTACATTTTCTTTATGGCTCATAAAGCCACATAATAAAAAAAGCCTCTCTCCTATTTAAAGGAAAGAGGTTTTTGAATTTATGTATTTGTTCAGGTAAACAGATACCTGTCATAAGCTATAGCTCTTGCTTCATTCAAAGCAATTGCAACAATTGGGTCTGACTGTTTAGGATTTTCTATGACAGCATTTACGGCTTTCTCGCATAATAATAGAAGGTTTTCATCAAGTAACTCTTTATCTTTTATGCCATCTCCTATTATTTTCTTTGATATAGGGAATCCGTAGTTTTTGTACATTTCTTTAAGTTTATCATCAGTTATTGTTATATTATCGCAGTCATCGTATTCGCCGTCAATAATGGCATTTGCCTTACATATCAAAGGTGCGGCTCGCTTTTCTCGTGAAAAATATGTGAAGAACGCATCTATAAAACCCATATTAATATTATATTGAAACTTTTCTTCGACCAAATACTGTACAATTTCATCGCAATGCTGTTTTATATAGAAGGCATCTTCGTCATCACATTCATCTATCGGTATAGTTGATGATAGTACAAAGTCACCTTCATTAAGCGTTTTAAAGCATAGACCGTATTTTCTTATTAAAGTATCTATTGACATAATTACCCCCATGTATTAGTTTGTTATCGAATTTACTATATTATATCATTTTGTGTTGCAAATGTCAATACAAAACAAGTGAAGGATAAATTTTCGTATAAAAAATCCCATTTGCATTGAACAAACGGGATTGTATTTTTTCATTGTATCAAGTTTGGTAGTCGATATTCATTTCAAACATACCAAATACTTATATTACATACTGTCGTGAGGGTTGCTTCCTGCGGTTGACGGCGCAACCTCAAATTCTTTTTTCACTTACACCACGCACTTAACGTGCGAGTTACTTCGTTATTATCTATCTGATGTAGTTCGTTGACCTATCTTACGCCACGCACTTAACGTGCGGGTTGCTTCAGAAAGCATAACAAAACCCATTATAACGATGCTTACGCCACGCACTTAACGTGCGGGTTGCTTCAGCAAAAATGCACTAATATGCGTGATGCCTGTACGGATTTTATGTACAGGGTTTGTACCTTACCGAGAGTTTGGCTACTACTCGAAAGCAGAATTACGCCCACTTGCTCGGTTTAAGGACGCTAAGTCGCCCTAATCGTGTGCGAATCTTCCCGCTCTTTTATGTGAGTTTGCGCTTCGCACACGATTACTGCTTTAAATTCTGATTACATATATTATATCATTTTATATTGCATTTGTCAATGCAAGGCTTTTTGTCAATATCACATTCTATAGAGAATTTCTTTTATATCAGATTCGGGTATCTCTTTGGCATAATTGTTATTACCAAAATTCACTATTTTCCCGATTTCGTATTGAAATACCATTCTGATTTTTCCGTTACGAACTTTTTTATCAGTGTATAGCTTTTGTGTAAGAGCGGATTTATCAATGTAGTCGGGAACAAGCACAGGGAGCTTTGCTCTCTTACAGAGGTTTATTATACGTTGCACGTTATCGTGAGAGATATACCCGTATTTTTCACCGAGAAGAGCCTGAGCAATTAAGCCTATTGATACGGCTTCACCGTGAAGAAGGGCGTAATCGCTTACTGTTTCTACAGCTCTACCGACAGTGTGACCGAGATTCAAAACCTCACGCAGTCCTGATTCACGCTCGTCTTTCATTACTACCTTATATTTTACCGCACAGTTATGTTCGGATATGTATTCACAGGCTTCTTTGTCATTTACAAGTATCTTTTCAATGTTGTTTTCAAGATAACTGAACATCTCACTATCAGCTATACAAGCGTGTTTAATCGTTTCAGCCAAACCGCTTGATATTTGTCTCTCAGGCAGTGTTCTCCACGCATCTATATCAATATATACTTTCTTCGGCTGATTGAACATACCTATGAGATTTGTTGCCAAAGGTGTGTCTACCGCTGTTTTGCCGCCCACTGAAGCATCTGCCGCCGCAAGTAGCGTAGTTGCATAGTTGATAAATGGAACGCCTCTTCCGAACGTTCCTGCAACAAAACCTGCAAGGTCGCTGACAACACCGCCGCCAACTGCAATTACACAGCAGTCACGGCGATAGCTTTTTTCAAGCATTGAGTCCTCAACAAATTCTTTCATTGCTCTGGTTTTTGATTTTTCTCCGTTTGGTATAACAAACATATTGGCATGATAGCCTGCGTTGAGTATTTTGTTATATATTTGTTGAGCGTACAGCGGAGCAACAATGTCATCTGTTACAACAGCAAATTTCCTTACATTGCCGCTTAGACCGCTTTTTATATCGTCAATCAATACGTCCGAAAGTTTTCTGCCGATTTCAATTTCATACGAATCATCAACGATTTTCTTTAAATCACAATGATATATCATATTTTCTCCTCTTATTGCATATAGCCGCTTTATCAATTGTAGGATTTGCTTTTTTGCCCTAATTATAACACAGCAATTTGTTGAACGTCAACAAAATTGCTGTGATTGTGGCAAGATTGATATTCTTTTAAAGAATGTTTGCCATATAAACGAGTAATGATTATTGTGCATAATTTACAATGAATATTGTGTATTTTTTTACAAACAGCACAAAGAAAACGTATCATTTAAATGTTGCAAATCCGTTCGTTTTGTGTTATAATTGAGATGTCAATAATATTGAGTGTTCGCTTAAATTTTATCATAAAAACGGCGGTACATGAATACATATTATTCGTGTTAAACAAACCAACCTTAGATGCAAAATGGGTTAGCGTCTGAGGTTGATAAAAAATTATAATTCTGCTTGACTTTTGGTTTGTTTTGTGATATAATATAAAGGTCGTTTTTTGAAGTATTTGTGCAAAAAAAGAGCGGAAGAATGGATTAATAGCCACCCTTTCGCTTGGAAGAAGCAGAGAGCAAAGCCATAGGTTCTAAATACGGACTTTGTTTTGCTTCGATAAATTAAGCTACATAGATAGACTCCTAAGACACTCTTTACATATCTTTACGTATATGTATATACATGAAGAAGCAAAGACGAATCCCTTTGAGTCTTATCTTTATGATGAGCATATTGTCACAAATCTTTTCGATTCCGATGATATTGCTTATTGCTATCATACACAATGCGAAAGTAACCAAAACGGTTATTATGCCAAGAGTATTGGCATCTAACTGCGACGACCCCGCCTCAGTGTAAATAGCAGATAAGAATTGCAGAAAACAGGCTGTTAACTCTGTCATTTTATCATCCTCCTTTCAATTAAAACTGAAAGGGTGACTCTTCCGCCCTTTATGAGAGATTGCCCTTCTCGTAGGATAAAGCAAACCCTTTGGGCGCTATTATATCATGAAAGTTTGGAAATGTCAAGGGGTTTGTCTATAAAACGTAATAAATTTTTATATAAATTTGAAAATTCCCTTACTGAATAGGTAAGGGAATTTTTTATGCAAGTTATTATTCTTTCATTTCTTGACCGCCCTGTAAAAGTTATCTTTTTCAAATCTGTTTGCTACGGGGTCAGATATAACAAGGTATGCGTGATTTCGCCATTTTTCACGCAAAGCCTTTTGTTGATGCTGATATGTGCCATTAAGTTCATGTTTTCTTGACGTGCTTACTTCGTTATACCACCACATATACTTAATCAATTTTGCATGAGCATACCAACTTTCACACCATTTAAGTAGTTTTTTACAATCGTTTTGTAGTTGTGATTCATACCCACATTTTCATTTGGCATCAAGTCGGAATGTATATCCCCACCAATTTCCATCTTCGTCCTCAAATTGTATAAGAACTGGACGTAATCTTTGAACTATTTCTTTGATGTATTGTGGCACATCGTTTTGTGTTAATAAACAAGCTTTTCGGCTCATTGTGTTTCCTTTCTGCCCTCATTATATCATTCTACGATTATTGTGTCAATGCGTCAAAGGTAAGCTGAATCATATCATTTTCTTTTTCCATTGGCTTTTCATTATCAAAGAAACGGTATTCGTCAGGATTATTGTAATAAGCGTTTACTTCCGCTGAAGCTCTTACCATTCGCTGAGACAGGTATCCGTGAATGTAGAGGTTTTCTATGGACTTGCATCTTGACAAAGCAACATATAACTGTCCGTTTGAGAAGATTTCGGGGTTGAGGTTCATTTTGTCATAGGTTTGTCCTTGTGACTTGTGAATAGTAACAGCATATCCCAAACGCATCGGATATTGCACCGCAAAGCCTACTTCGTCTCTTTTTATTGAAAGAGTTCCTTTGTTGTTTTTGAGCGAATACATATACTTAGAAAATTTCTTTTTCCCTACAGGCACTACTTCTTCGACACCATCGAAATCGACATATATTGTATCGTCTTCAAATGCAACGACAGTTCCGACAGAACCGTTTTGATAAAGACAATTTGTGGTGTCGTTGCTTGTCATTACTACCTTTGCACCTATTTTAAGTTCAAATACATCTTCGCACAGACGGTCTTTTTCGCTTACTTCGCCGTTGTATATTGCATTGCTCTTATATAGCTTACCTTTCAACTTTGCCAGTTCTTCGGCATTTTTAGCGGCAACAGTCTGATTGCGTCCACAGACCCATATTGCGTCTTTAATCTCTTTTTTACAAGAGTACCGCTTGAAGAAGTCAAGGCAAGAAATATCGCCTTTCTTGCACAAATCCAATGCGTGACAAAATTCTGCACTTTCCTGTCTCATTATCTGAGTAAGATTGCAGAGCTTTACGCCGAACGACCGCCAGTATTTTGATTGGAACGCATATCCTTCGCCCACATCTTTTTTGTAAAAGCGTGTCAGAAATTCTGATTCATTTGCTTTGTTGTTTATAACGGGGGCAAGCTGAAAGAAATCACCTACAAATACAAGCTGTATAGGGTTCTTTCCTGCTTTTACTCTTACCTTGTTCTTTTGCTTAACTGCTTTCATAACCTTATCAAAAAGGTCAATACGAACCATAGATATTTCATCTATGAGCAGAACATCGCAGTTTTCAAGAAAATCAACATTTTTAGCGTTATTGAAGTCAATACCTACTCTTATACCAAACTGTGAGTGTATGGTTGCGCCACCGATTTCGTTTGCCGCTACGCCAGTAGGAGCGGTCTTTATAAGATTTATTTTTTCATTATCGCAGTAATCGGAAAAAGCATTTACAAGGTATGATTTTCCCGTGCCTGCGTTTCCTGTGATAAAAATATTTTCGCCGTTTTTCAATCTATCGAAAACAGCCTTTTGTTCATCGTTAAGGCTTGCGTAAATTTCTTCGTTTGTCTTTCGTGTAATCAACGCTTTTCTCCTTTTTAATCAAGCTGTCGCTGTCAAGATATTCGCCCATCTCAAGTGAATTTTTTCTTTTATAGTCGTAGAACTCAATCAGAAAATCTCTTAATTGTCCGTTGTTCATACTCCGTATGTAATCACCATTTGTTTTCGGGTTATTCTTTTTTAGTATCATTTTTGTATATTCCACAACATATTGCGGTGGATTTCGCAAATTGGCTATCCATTTGGCAACAGTATCTGTTCTGATTCCCAACAAATCGGCAAGCTGTACATAGGTCAGTCCCGATTCTTTCCAAAGCTCTCTGAATTGTTCGGAAGTTGTAACTTCTTTTTTATTCTCTTTCTCTTCCATGTTCTTATCCGTTCTTATTTTTAAATATCTCTGCGGGTATTTCCTGCTTTGCTTCGTAAATAACATTGTAAATGAGATAAATCGTTGACATACCTGCGCCAAACAAAATCTGTGTAAAGCTGATTACCTTACCGCCGTTTTGGTTAATCAATTTTACGGCTTCGTTTACTTTGCTGTCTACTTTATTTTTCTGAACATCTGAGTATGTTACTTTTACAGTCTTGATAAAACGTGTTGTATTTTCCATTGTGTTTACCTCTTTTTCCCTTATGCAGAAATACGGCATAGCGATTGTGAAATTGTCTTTCCTTGCTATGCCGTATATTACATTTTGCTTTTGTTACGTTCTGTTGTTTCCCCAACCACTGTTGTTATTATTTCCCCAACCGCCATTGTTCTGTGGTGGCTGTGAATTATAAAAATCAGTGTTGTTATAGCCGTTATTGTTGTTATAACCGCCATTGTTCTGTCTACCATTAGTTTGCCGCTTCAGTTCGTTTGTATCGCTGTCTTTTACGTCATCAATTGAAAATAGAGCGTTAAGACAATACTTTCTTGCGTAGCTTGATGCTGTGCCAGTACACTGGTCTGCTGACATCTGCTTGTGCTGTGCTTCCTTTGCAAAGGCAGAAGTCTTTATTTCCTCGCCGTTTTCGCAATTAATAAAGTGAGCGATAGCCTTAACATAAGTGTTCGGTCTTGTAACGATACCGTTGTTGCTCTGCTCTGTGATTTCGCCTATTGTTTCAATAGCATCTTCCATATACAGAAGACAATTGTATTCGATACATAATGGCTTGACCGCTTCGAGTATTGATTCAGCATTTCTGTACCAATAGTCGCCGTAATCGCAGTACAGATTCTTTGGCGCATTTAATGTCGCACTTATTCTTGCAAGCTTTTCATAAGTCTTTAACTTATTGAACTCCTCATTAATCTTCGGAATTTCCTTTTTTGTCGGTGTTGGACGCTCTGCGTTGTTGGGAGCGGGCGGCTCGTTCATCGGCGGTGTAGGAACAGGTGCGTTATTGTACCTCTGCTGAGAAGGCTGTGGTGTTCCTCTGTTTCCCCACTGTGCAGGTGGCTCAGGTGGAAGCGGCGGTGCTTCGTACTCTCCTGAAGGTACAGGCGGTATGTTGTTCTGCTCAGGCTCATCGAAAGGATACCCTTCATCGTTATATGAGCTGTTGTTTGCGTTGACGTTCTCTGTCTTTTTTGAGTATGCCATATTCATTTCTCCCTATAGAAATATTGTAGGCTGAAGGTAACTTTCCCTTGTTACCTTTTCTTTTGTTATATGTATTATAGCACATTTACTGCTCAATGTCAAGCAATTGTGGCGGTTTAAGGTAATATTTTTACCTAAATTTTTCTTTAAGTGCCACAATATCGTATGATATAGAATCATCGGAATAATACTTAGTTTCAAGTATGCCCGTTACTTGTTTTCCTTTCTTATCAAGATATTTTTCGTATGAGGAGTCGCCTCTTATCGTGTATTCTTTATCTTCATATACAACAGTGATACGATTTTCTTCTTCAGTGTGCATAGGCGCAAAAAAAGAGACATATCGAGTCCATGTAAACAGCCCCCAAAAAGCGGCATCGCTATGTGAACTGTTAACAATCGTTACATCAACATTTTTGTATTCTTTTCTTACAACACTTGGCAAGGAAGATGCAAAATATATTAACGTTGTTATTAAACCCGCTATGATGGTTGTTATAAGCAAGATAATAAACGCTCTTCCCGCTTTAAGCTGTGCTTCGTGATTGTTGTCTAACACTGCCATTGAAACGACAGCTAATGTTGCTATAGTCAGTAGCACAACAAGGAGCGAAATAAGTATTACTTTCATTTGGTTTCTATTTGTTTAATAGGAGTTTCGTCTGAGATGCCTTTCATTAGATTACAAATCTTAGACATTTCTGCTTCTGGAAGTTCTTTAGGCTTTTCACCTTCTTTAAGACTTCCAAAAATTTCGTGCTTCTGGATAAATGCTTTCATCAGCATTTCCTTGTCATTTTCCCATATCCGCTTGTAGAAATCAAAAAGAAATTCTATTTCAACTTTTTGAATAGCCGTGCAGTGTACAACCATACGATTACGGCAAAGCCTGCCGCTTGAAGTATATCGAATGTCGTAAATTTCGTCTGTGCTGTTGAGTACCTTATAAATGGTTTGATGAAGAATGCGACGTTGTTCTTCTCCGTGGTATTTGAGTTCATAGTCATAAGAAGCAGTGTCCTCGTCATCTATATCATCGAGAGATAACTCGTACTTCTTCAACAGCTTGTCAAGGATAGCCTGTGCCTGTTCCCTTTCTCCCCCCACGCCTTTAAGAGAAAGGTTGTATATTTTTTTGAGACGTTCTTTCTTGTTATCCATAATACACTCCTTTATACTGCCTTTCTGAAATCAGACAGTATGTTCGCAATCAGAATGTCATCTTGTATGATTTCTTTGATGTAATCTGAAAAGGCATTATCGTTGCTTTTACCTGTGTTTAATCCGTCCCAGCCAAAAAACCACAAAAGTATTCTATCGTCAAAGGAAAGCTTTTGATTGTTCTTTCTTATTCGGGAAATCTTGCTTTGCATTGTTCCCAAGAAGTCTTCAAGGCTGTTTGTAGTAATAGCTCTGTTTATGTCTCTTTCAAGTTCGTTAATTTTACTTTCAAGTAATGTAAAAAGAAGAAGCACCAATTTATGATACTTTTCATTTTCATATATCGGTTCTATGTTTCGCAGATAGAAATAAAGCGAGGGATATTTCTGACATAATTCTTTATTGTACAGCGGTGATATAATTGTCTGGCTGTCATAATGGTAATCTGTCTTAATATGCCTGATGTCTTTATACCTATCTGCTACACAGAGTATGAAAGGTTTTATCATATTACTTTCTTTCGTTGTCGTATACGATATTGTCGATTTTAAGCGTTCCTTTGTCATTAACAACGGTGAAGTCTGCGCTTTTGGCTGTGTCGTATATATCCATATACTCTACATAAACAACGGCACTCTTCTCGTCTGATGATGTAATTTTTGCCGATGAAGTATCCCACTTGTTTTCTCCTGCTGACATTGAATCGGCAATCACTTTGAGCTGACCGCTATCATCAACAAAGAAAGGAATAACACCTTTGAGAGCAACGCTGTAAAACAGCTTTTCTGCGCCGTCTGCTGTGAAATACTTTTCAGTATCTTCCTGCATTTCTTTTATGCTCTTATATGTCTTTACAGGTGCATATCTGAAGCCGTTTTCGTCCTCTGGCAGTGTGTTATAATCGTAATTTTCTGTTTCGGGGTTGCAACGAAGATATATGTCATAAAATGCTTCTGACTTTTCAATCAGTGCGGGCATCTGCTCGTCAATAAGCGTTTCTATAGATGCGTTTTCGTTAGGAGCGGTAGTTGCTCCGATAGATGTTTCGTTGTTACCACTGCAAGCACTGAGGCTTGTTGTCATAGCGGCAAGAGCCGTGATTGTTACGATAATCTTTTTTGTAAATGTGTTCATCATTTTTCTCCTTTTAATCAGTTATGCGGTCAGTTATGTAGTAGTCATAAAACCAATAATATGGTTTTTTGTATCTGTAGTAATTACCTGCGCCCATGCCGTCATTTATCATTACTCTTTCCATGCACGGGTCATAAAAATAATTCATTCCGTCTATTTCAAGCATAGTCCATGTATGCGGAGTGTATCCTGAATTTCTGCTTTTGTGCTGTCCGTAATACATTTTTGTGTTCATTCCAAGAGCTTTTGTCATATACTTAAAAGCAGATGAAAAATCATAACAAATGCCATATCCTTTTTCAAAAAGACTTATAGCGTAAAGTTGTTCTTCGTAAGCTTTTTTGTTTTTAGGAATAAGAAGTGTTCTTTCTTTGTACTGAAAACCTACAAGATAATCATAAATTGCAAGTCTTTTATCGTCATCGCTCATATTATTCTTAATGAGTTTGTCAAGCAGAGGAAATATAACATTATCAAGAGGCTCATAGCCAGAGGATATATATTTTCCGTTCTTTACAGGCTTAGGTTTGTCTTCTTTTTTCATAGAACTTGTTATAGGAACAGGCTTTGGAGCGGGCGTTGCAACCGTTGTTGTGGTAGTTGTCATTACAACCTTTTCTTCACTCAGATAATCGCTGTGAATAAAAGTGCCGTCCTTCAGCTTATAGTATCCTGTATCTGTTATAGCGGTTACTGTAACTTCGTCATTTATATTGTACAGCTTAACGGTTTCAGCACCGAGAACTGCTTTCTTTCTGCTGTAACACGATACCGCAAGATACCTCTTTCCTTCAGCTTTTGTTTCCGTCCATTTGGGAACGGGCTTTGTAGTAACAGGTGTAGAAGTCTCTGTCACCTTTGTACTCGTAACGGTTGTTTCGACAGGCTTAGTTGTATTTGCCTTCGTTGATGTTACCGATATGCTTGTTGTTTCTGCTTCCGAAGTTGAGATGCGCTCATCAGAACTGTTCGTTGTAGCGACAGGCGTTACTTTGCGATTGTTCTCAACATAAGAGGGAGAGTTTTTGTTTGCATTGTTTGCACAGCCGCTGAAAGCTGTTACAGCCATTATTGCAGTTAGCGTAATTGCAATTATTCTTGTACTTTTCATTTGTTTTTGCTCCTATAAAAAAGAAATACTCTTGTAATCACGGAGATTACAAGAGTTTGGTAATATATATATAAACGACAGTTGTTGTCGTGAATCCCCTGTTTTCTCTTTTGTTACGTTATTTAGAGTGCTTTTTATTGACTTTTCCCTTGTCAATTCCTTTTTTCAAGCATTCTTCGCAGTATGTATGCCCTTTCCCGTCAGGCAATATATTTACTGCTTTTGCCGCTTCTTGCATTGTGGTAATCTGGTCGCTTCCCATACAACAGCTTGATTTACCACAACCCGAACATTGCACAGTGTATTGATTTGTGCTTTTACTCCACCATATTGGCATTTTTCCACTTCCTTTATTTTAGGCTTCCTTGTGCAACTGTTCAGCCATGTTTCGTATTTCGTTAAAATCTTCTTTGTCATACAAATCTTCATTTATCGTAATAGTTGTATTGGCATAAGCACGAAGGTCAAGATTTTTTGTGCTGTAAGCAAGCCAGATAAGGTTATTTGCTTCTTCAAGACTTTTGGTGAAGACGTAAATAGTGTTTTCTTTATCTCCAACAGGATTGAAGCATATAACATACGGAATAGCAACTTTTTCTTTTTTTCACCAGAAATTACAAATATCCAATGCGTATATATATGATGTTGTCACATATTTAAGACTATTTTCAAGTTGAACAAGTACGTCTACCATGTTAAAATTTCCTTTCAACATTTTTTACTGCCTATATTATAGCATAATGTAATGCAAATGTCAATACAAAACCCTTGTTCAAAAGAATTTTATTTTTTCTTTTCTAAAAAATTATAGCCCTGTTTGAACGATACAAACGGGGCTAATATGAAGTTTATAAATCTCTTTGTATTTTGTTTTTGGAGCGTGGATTTGTATTATTTTCGCTTTTTTGAGATGGCGAGTTTGAAAAATATTTTTCGCACGTCTCTTTTGATTTATTGATATAATTAAGTTCGTGGTTATCGTTCCATTCACCTATGTTTGCAATCTCAGTTTCAAACGGTGCTTGAATACAGTCAAAGCGACTGCTTAACATTTCTCTTGCAAATGTTTCAATGTCATTGCATTCCTCGTATGCGCCATCATCGGGGAAAATCATATATCCTGTTACTTTTACTATCTGAGCCATAGTGTCATATCCTTTCTGCTTTTTTAGTTAGTGCTTCTATAAAAGAATGACGCTTTATAAATCTCTTTGTATTTTGTTTTTGGGACGTTGTTCCTTATCGTTTTCCTTCACTTTCGCTACAGTGTTGAACCATACAAGGTAGCAGTCCGTGTCTGTGATAAATTCGGCACTTGTATCAGCATCAAATTCACTTTCTCCGTCAAGCAGAACATTATCATTCTCTATCAAGCTATCATAAAACTTTACGTTATCTGAACGCTTAATAATATGCTCGATTTTCATTTCATAAAGAGCATCGTCTTCTTTTGAATATAAATAGGCGGTATCTCCGACATAGCAATTGCTTTCGTCAATGAAATAGTCTAATTCTTCGTTAGTGTCTTCATTATATGAAGAACAAGTGTATTGCTCATCGTTGAAGATTGAGTCTTTGTTAAGTGCTTTTGTCATAATAATATCCTCTTTTCTTTCTCATTGCTTATCTGGAAAAATCCTCTTGTTTTTTGTGCCTGATATTTAAGTTGTCGTGTTCATAGCTTTTCTGTCTTTTTTGAGCCAGTGTTTCCATAAAAGCGTCTATTTCATCAAAGTCTTGTTTTACCTCTTTAAGTTCTTCTAATGATAATTTTCTTTGACTACCGTTTTTGTCGTAGGTGCAAAGAGAAAAGCCTTCGTAAGATTTTACTACCTGTACGATGTTTCTTTTGTCAAGGTAGGCACTGTATTTGCAACCGTAAACTTCTCCAATTTGATTTTTGAGTTGGTTTGTAAGGACGCTGTATTCATCATGAGTAACAAAATATTTCATTTCCTCATTTAGGCAAACCGCAAGTTGGTGATGGAATATACGGTCGATGTATTTACCGATGTTATCTAAATGTTGAATGCGAGTAGTATCATTAAAGAAGCGTATTAATCCACATTTGAAATAGTTATCTATCACCTGTTTAGAATCATTTCTTTTCAGCCATGCTTTAAGAGAAACGGTTTTCACTTCGCCGTAAGAATCCTTCGGCAGAGTTTCTTTTTCATTGTCAAATTTATTAACAAGATTTATGACATAACTGAGCTTTCCGTTTGTCATCTCATCAACAAATTTGATTTTTTCTTCTTTGGTGATAGCGTTCTCACACTTGAATGTATAAGGTTCACTGTATGTATTTTTAAATACTTCGTAGCTACTCCATTTTAGATTCTCATTAATTGCTTCTTCTTTGAGTCGCATATCTTCTACTTTCCATTCAAACATTTTGTTACCTCTCATTCATATCGTATGTTTTTCTTCTCTTTTGAACGTCTTTATTTTGTTGTGCCATTGTCTCATTCAAAGGCACGTCTGTTTTCTACAAATTTATTTCTCTTTACCTTACTTATGGTTCACAAAGCCACATAACAAAAACACGCCTTGTCAAATGACAGGACGTGTATAAAATATATGAACACTTACTTACGCCACACTCTTGTGTGGTTGTTTCTCGTTATGTCTCCTGTTTGAACCTATTGATGTAATTCTTCCAAGCACACTTACACCACGTAGTGCCGTGTGGGTTGCTTCAGGCGTGTACAGCCTTGAGGGACTTGTATACGGTCTTACGCCACGCACTTCACGCACTTGACGTGCGAGTTATTTCCCACTTTTTATGGTTATGATAGAAGCAATAACACTTACGCCACGCACTTGACGTGCGAGCTACTTCTGCGGCGAAGGAAAATACACACGTATTGCGGGCGCTTACACCCCGCACTTAACGTGCGAGCTACTTCAGCAAAATTGCACTAATATGCGTGATGCCTGTACGGATTAAATGCACAGGGTTTATACCTTACCGAGAGTTTGGCTACTACTCGAAAGCAGAATTACGCCCACTTGCTCGGTTTAAGGACGCTAAGTCGCCCTATTCGTATGCGAATGCTCCTGCTCTTTTATGTGAGCTTGCGGTTCGCACACGGTTACTGTTTTAAATTCTGATTACCTATATTATATCACAACGTGTTGCATTTGTCAATACATAATGCTATATGTAATGCTTTAGTTTTTTGCTATTGCTATTCCACAATTAGGGCAGTAGTTTGGTTCTACTTCATAATAGTCGTTTTTTTCGTTATCATAGCCCATAAGATTATGACAAGTGAATCCACATTCTGAACAGATAAATTCGTCCAAAGGGTTTCTTTTTGTTTTGTTTATACCGTACTTTATCAGTTTTGCGTTATCTTTCATCATATTCAAAATCTTTCTGCTTTTCAAGCTGATTATAAGCCATTTCATAACCGACCGCCCATAGATATACACGCATATCTACTCTTTTTCCGCAGTCGTACAACCATTCATAACAATCAGCGTCTACATCTGACAAGAAGCCCAAAAGGTCATCTGAATAATGAGGCGGTTCATCGAAACAATAAATATAGTTGTTTATCTCGTTTTTTAAACTACTCCAAAAATCTTCTTCATCGGATACATAGCCGTAATGATTTTCATAGGTTTGCATAAGGGAATCTATGTCGTAATACTCTTCAAGGTGGTCTTTAACATCTTCAAAAATGTCGTCATATTCATATCTGTATTTGTTCGAGGAGCATTGGAATTTACTTATGAAATAATCAATGCTTCTGATATAGTATCTTAGCTCGTTGGGTTTAACAGGATTATACCAAGTTGCAATGCAATCTCCCAAATCGCCGCTTATTATCAGGTTGCCTCTTTTTTTGTCGAGAATGTAATTAACGTAATGGTCGATACTTCCATCGGCTTTGCGCCAATCGAAAATTAAATAGCGGTCAGTATCCTGTATCAGAGTTGCCTTATGCGAAGCAAACCTTTTTTTACAATCGTTTAATATTTCTTCTTCAATCATTTGTTTATCTCCTTTATCAGTTCGGGGTTGTCATAGATGTTACCGATGACCTCGACAATATCACAACAATCATCATTTACTTGATTATAGTAGTTCCACATCAGCTCATACAGCGAAATGAAATTATCCGAATTATGAAAGTAATTGCAGGTATCACAACTGGTGATTTCTTTTATTATGCTGTCGAGGCATTCGTAATCTTTACCTGCAATCATACCTATACCAAACGCTCCAAATTCGTATGTTACAATTCCTACTTGACCATCAAGTGTCTTAACTATATCTCCCTTAAAAATTTCCTTACGATTTTTATCTGTCAGTTCTGCGTACTGACCTACGGTTTCGGGTTCAACGTGATAACAGTCAAATCCGTCCTCGTCCGCTCCATTTTTCAGGTATATTTGTGTCGCACCATACTGTTCAACATAACTACCATATTTCCACTGTCTTTCACCTACTCGTTTCCCACGAAATAAACTCATTTATTCTTCTCCTCTCATTTTAGCTCCGCAGTGACAATAAGGATAGTTTTCTAATCTATCACCGCAGATAATGTTTATTGTTCGACCACATAAAGAACACGTATAGAAATTATCTCGCTTGTCATAGCCTTCATTATGAATCCATTCACCGTATCTTATTTCTTCAGCTTCTATGGTAGGAACGTCTTTATCTATAGTTGCCATTAAAGTGTCAATTACATTCATTGCACCTTCCTGTTCGTTTATATTTTCACGGAAGACAGCTTTGTTACGAGATATAATAGCCATTGCCTTTTCTCTTTTAAGAGCGTTAATAAGCTCTTTTTTTCGTATGCAGATTTTATCGTCCATTTTGTTTCCTTTCTAATTCGGTACGTTTTTGCCAATTTATCAATTTGTTTGTTTCACATTTCCGTTTGCTATCAGATAAGAACGAGATTTTAACGCTCTGACAGAATCCCCATAACTGTCTTCATAATTGTAAGTTTCCTCAGATACCGTATATACATCTATTGAGAGGGCGTATTCTTTGAACTGTTCGCTGATAGTTTTAAGGATTTCATTGTATTTATCAGGTTCTTTCGTTGTATATACGCAAGTGTTTATAAATCCGTGACAATTTTTTAAATATTCATTATAATTTTCAAAGCGTCCCGATGCGTTGAAAAATTCCAATTCAGTATTAACGAACAATTTAAAATCTGAAGGATACTTTTCTTTCAGATTTTTGTTTGCCACATCGTCAAATAGTACAGAGCAATAATTATCTGAATACTGTTCGTTGCTCCAAACCTGTACCTTAAATTGATTTCCGTTTTTGTCTGAATATGTGTAATATTTCGTCCACGAATTTTCGCTTTCTTCTGAAACATAAGTAAAATTGTTGCCACTGTATTTCGTGTTCAAGTACAATTCAACCTTGTTTGCATCGTTGTAATGGCATTCAAAATTATAAGTAATAAACATTGCCATATACATCACTAAAACCGCAAGAGTGAAAAGTATATTATGAGTAAGTGCATTTTCTTTGTCATCGCTTTCAAGATATATATGCACCACTGCTGAAATACCCGTAATTATTACGGATAATATAAAGATAAAAAACATTTGTTCTCCTTTAGCCATCAAAGCATTTATGCTTGTGCCTATATTATAGCATTTTGTAATGCAATTGTCAATACAAAACGCTATAATGGGTGGAGTAATATCAATTTCAATTGGAACTTCTTAAATTGCTTTTGTCAATATAAATCACTTTGTCTGTCAGTTACTTTGCATATTGTCAAGCAACATTATGCTGTTGTATAAGACCTGTAACTCGCTTTCCTTATCGTATTTTTCAATATGCAGATGACCGCTGAACCATTGCTTGTAATTTGTTTTGTTCTTAATGTTTTCGAGAAAGTTTGATGTGTCATCTGTTATTGGTAATATTATTTTTTCTTCTGCAAATTTGTTTATAACTGACGAAGGAACAGTGTGACTGAGAATAAAATCAACGTTGTAATTATGCTTGGCTAAATTGTTCAAAGCGTTTTCTTTTTCATCTGGTTGTGCCAATTCTTTTTCCCACCAACTGATATTTGGTGTTCGATATTGCTTATCGTGTGAAGAAGCTCCACCAAAAGTAAAGAAGGTTTTACCGTCTATTTTGTACACCTCACCTCTCATAAGATGATAGATATTTTCAGCGTGTGGGTGAGGCTGAACTTTGCCGCTGAACATTTCAGCTATGGGTTGTTTTTCCCAATAGTTGAAATTATCATGATTGCCGTCAATCCACAGTATTGTGTACGGGCGAGCGGCAAGCCATGTAATCCAGTAAAGATATTCGGCATACTGTCCTTTTTGTTTCATAATATCTTCGTCATAAAAAGGAAATCCGAAATCGCCTAAAATTATCAGATAGTCATTTCTTGTCAGTTCTCTGCTCTCTTTCCAATTGCGAAAAGAAAGTTTTTTAATATCTATCTCTCCGTGTGTGTCGCCAGTAAGGTAAATCATATTAACCTCTTTTCTTAATATGAAAGCCCCTGTTCCGTCAGGGGCTTATAATTATCTTTCAATGTTGTGGTTTTTAACGCAATGATTCTCGATTTCTACTTTTCCTTTATCAAAAGGAACGTAATATTCTTCAAAGTCTTTTTTGTTCATTTGTTCGGGCTTATTAAATTGGCACAAGCCGTAATTTGTCGCTCTTTCGACTGTAATTGTATCCGCTTGTTCGTCAATTACTTTTGCGAAAACCGAAAATGCGTTAATTTCGAATGAATTATCGCTTTTAATTGATGCACAAACATAATTGTATTCATCTGGAACATCTTTTACCTGAACGTTGCTACATTCAAAGGTGAAGCTATCAGTTCTTTCCATTGCAAGTGCGTTTAATTGATTTTTTACATACTGAACCGTTGCCGCCGCATTGTGGTAAGCTGTACTGTCAAAGCCGTATCTGTTGCCTATATCTCTTAGCCTATCATCAAAGCCTACCCTATATCCTCTTGCGTTTATAGACATATCTGCTTCATAGAGCAAGACTAATTCGGGATATGTTTTGTAGGCAGTGTCAAAGTCAAAATCCTTATAAGGCAACGTTTTGATAAAATTGGGGTTGAGACCGTGATATTTAATTGCATATATATATCTGGGCTTCAATCCCATTGTTTCAAGCAATTCTGCACCGTATTCTTCATGTCCTTTGTGTTGCTTTATGTACCCTATGTCGTGTAACAAGCCCATAACATACATTTCGTCAGCAGGCAAACCATATTTTTCGGCGTTCTCACGCATATACTCAGCCACGCCTATATTATGTGCCATTTTAAAACGGTTTATATGTTCTTTATGTGCGTGTTCACACCTTTTATCATTATCTTTCATTTTATTCGCCTTTCGTCTTATATTGTTTCAAGCATTTCTGTAATGATATATCGTTAAGGACTGATGTGGCTTAATCTTACGCCACGCACATGACGTGCGTGTTGCTTCGTTATGCTGATTGCAGAACAGATAGTCATAGACACTTACGCCACGCACTTGATGTGCGGGTTGCTTCTAAAACCTATAAGCTTGCGACAGTAAGGCGGTGCCTTACGTCACGCACTTAACGTGCGTGTTGCTTCAGCAAAAATGCACAATTGTGCGTGATGCCTGTACGGATTAAATGTACAGGGTTTGTACCTTACCGAGAGTTTGACTACTACCCGAAAGCAGAATTACGCCCACTTGCTCGGTTTAAGGACGCTAAGTCGCCCTGTTGACTTTACAAATCATTCTCTTTCTTTCGTGTTTTTCCTTTTTTCTGTGCGTTCCTGTGAATAAGCCTTCAAATACTCTTCTGCATTTGGGTGTCTATACTTGCCATCATTAGTTTGCCAACTCTCAACACCTATGACTATTTGTTCGGGTTTTATGCCAAGTTGTTCTTTAGCTTGTCTTATAAGTTCCGCATGAGTCTCGTAGCAAGCTTGACAATCAAGCAGTTCTGAAAGTCTTTCAATCTCTTTCGAGTCTTGCAAAAAGTCTTTATCTATAAGTTCTCCACCATCTTCATCGTAATTTACTTTGATAGCATCAAAGAGAGACTGTATCTCTTTAAGTTCTTTTTCCGAATACAGCTTTTCGTTAATACGGTCTACGTAGTTTTCGATGCTGTAGTAATTTGTATAATCAGGGTGTGGCGAACCGTGTGTTGAAAGGTCTCCACAACAGTCTGTGTGTACATTGGCATCAAGATACTCTATGATATTTTTTGTATCACAGAGCGATACCCAATAGATATATCTTCCGTTTTCATCTGAATCTCCTTCTTCTCTGCCAGTATCAAAAATCGGGGGAATAGAAGGAATTTCGCTCCAGTAGAGATTACCGAAAACTTCGCTTTTTGGTCTCCAATCGTCCCCTACTCTGCTTTCAAGTTCGCCTACCTGTTTTGAAAAGAGTTGGGCGATTTCTATGACTTCGTTATTGCTTACATCGTTTGCAATAACCTTTGCACGACCTTCGCCGTCTGTGAGAATAACGCAATCTGTAGACCAATCAGGGTTATGTGCTTCTATAAGTTTGAAGTCTTTCATGATAAATACCTCTTTCTGCTTTTAAAGCATTGTTATCTATTTTATTTATAGGTCAAAAAGCCACATCACGAAACAACTTTTGTATGGTTAATCATCGCCTATATGCTTTGCTTTGTTTTTATTCAGCACTGTCCTGTTTATATTCTGAGCGGGATATGGTTGCTTTCGATAATTGGGGTTGCCACCTTTATGAATATAACTACGCTCCTGTGTTTGCTCGGAATAAGCATTGTTGTTATTCTCGACAGGTTTATTTCTGTCTGTCAAGACAGGTGGCTGAGTGGTTTCGACAGCGTTTCTGTCGTGTAGAACAGGTGGTTTGTCGTAGTTATACGTCCGTGTTCTTGACTGCTTTTCATTTGAATTGTTCCGTGAAAAATACGAGCCTGTGTTTTGTGGCAAATTGTTATTGCCGCTTTTTCTGTTGTTGACATAGCTTGAAGCTTGTGTTCTTGTAACGTTTATATCTCCTTCTTCAACATAGAAGGTTTCCTCTCGTGGAGTAAAAGTTATTCCTGTTTCGATATTTCTTACAATTTCGTTCACAAGGTTGTTAGCCAGATGATATAAGGCGATTGCCTGTTTTCTGTTTATAGCACACGTTCCGTAACGCAATCCGTTGAGTTTTGATATGTTTGCGGCATTCCGCACAAGGTCAGGCTGTGAATCCATAAAACCGACCGAACCTTTTTCTATAGCAAGTATAAGTTCTGCTATATTGTGTGTATTGTTTTTTTCTCTTGCTTCTACAGGATTCACAAGTGCGAGTACATATTTTAATGTCTTCTCCACTGCCTGTCCTGCATGATATGCTCCGAGACACAGCATATAAGGATTCTTGTTATACATTCGTGCTGTGTCATAGATTATCATTTTTGCTGATTTTATATCAGCGTAGATGATTCCCTTGTCGAAAGGAAGTTTTATTCCGAAATTCACAACTGATACCCCCTCTGTTGGATTTCTCTATTTCCCATTTCGGATTCCCTATATAATTAATGGTTCACTAAGCCACGAGACTCAGTTCTGAGAGTATGCAGATGCAATAATGTATTTTAACTTTTCTTCCATTGCCGCTTTATCACCCTTGTCTGTTTTTATGTCGTTGAGCATTACAGACAGAATGTAACACGGCGTAGAATCTACAAAGAATGTATAGCATTCAGCGTAGAACGTTCCCTTATCCGCATCAAGCTGAATTGTTCCGATGTATTTCATACATTCCTTATTGCCGATTTTGACCTTCTCTTCACTCTCTTTCACAAAAGAGGCATCGTAAGGATTGCAATCTATATTTATTTTATCGAACGCTTTATCATAAATAATATGTTTGGAAACATTAGGCTTTTCCACAATGTCATTGAGTTTGACGTTATAATTTTCGCCTTGTTTAACCCATGTTTTTATTAACATTCCATATTCACCGTTGGAAGAGATAACATTCCTGTTATCCGAATAATCGGAATAGTTATCCATTCCGTTAGAACTTTTGAACATAGTTTCATCATCAAGAGGAAAAGCAATGTATTTGTGTGTTTCAAAATCATAGCTTAAATGAAGAGTCCATTTATTCTTTTCTATTATGTGGATATTGTTGTTATCGTCCTCGTCTTCTTCCTCGCTATCCGCATCAGTAGAGATATTGCTTGACGAGACATTTTCTGTAGCATTTGATGACGTTGTGCTTGCTTCAGGCGTAGATGAAGCACAGCCGAACAGATTAACGCATAAAGCAGTTAAAATAATAGCAGTAATAACCTTTTTCATAATTAGCTCCTTTTTCGTATGTTTTTTATATTTCATCAGTCTTCCCAAAACTGTTTTTTTCGTTGCAATAGAATACGGTTAAAGCCTTTCCTTCTTTAAACTCTTTCCAGATGTCAGAAAGAACATACTCACCGTCTCCGCATAAATCTTCGTAGAAATCGTACACGATACAATTCTGTATTATACCACTTATTGTGCCTTCAACAATAACATATTCTTTCGAACCATAAGGAACTGTTGTACGAAGGACAAGCCTTTTTGTTGTTCCGTAATTATTGTCTGTGAGATACCATAAGCCTGTAACACGATTGTCGAATCTATCTAAAATGACAGAAATAACTTCCTGACAGCTCTGATATATCTCGTATGGCACATCTGTTTCCTGCATAAGAGGTGGAAAGTCTAATTGTTCCCATATATTATTGTTTGTCATCATAGGTAGCCCTCACTTCAACAAATTATTGTACGAGTAGTATTGAGGCTTTAAGAGTCTGATGTGTGCCGACTTATAAAGTCTTCAACTTCTTCGCCCGCTTGACTTATCGTATTGCCAATGTCACCGATAGGGTTTGTATAACCCTGAATATAACTTTCAACGCTTTTCGCAAATTGCTGTCCCGTACCATTTTCTATTATAGTTGATATTACACAATAAAGCAATATCAAAGCGGCAAGAACTATCATAACAATGTACAGTATTTTTTCTTTCTTTTCCATACTTAGTTCTCCTTATCAGAGGCAACGAGTGTTTTTGTAAACAAAGTTACGAAACCACGTTGATTGTTTTCGGTTTTTCTCCGTTTAAATTCGCAATTAAAACTTTTATCGTTGTTCTTCGTGATTTGGCATTTTGTGTTAAATGAGTTTGTTTGGCTTATTTTTTTCGCAAGTAGCATCGCTGAAGCAGAATCGTCTTCAACCTTTATATGTATTTGTCGTTGGAAATTTGTATTATCTTTGAGTCCCGCCAATTCGAATAATTCGCTGATGCTTATAGGCGAAACGTAGTGCTTCGCCAAAGCGGGCGAAAATAAGGCAACAAGATATTTTTCATTGCTCTCATAGATTAAAGGGTCTTCGTGAGTACAAGGTTGCCAGTCTGTAAGGCAGATGTACTCATCTTTTTTGTTACACTTGCACCATATTGTAATATCGGCAAATGTGTAGTTATTAAGAAATGTCATCGGTATCATAATTATTATTACCTCTATATGCGAACATAAGCAAGCACGAGGCTTGCTTATGCCATATAAACCCATTCGTTCTCTATTCCCTTTTTCAGAGGGAAGTTCCCACCTTCCCTCTGCAAGGAGCTGGGCTGTGAGGGTATCGAACCCTCAGACGTTACGCCTCGTCTTTTCCCATCAGCCCGTGTGTAAGCGGCTTTGCAACGCATTGCCGCTTATATATTGCATTAACCGTTATAACCGCCATTATAGCCACCGTTGTAGCCATTATTATAACCGTTGTTGCCGTAATTGTTGCCGTAACCACCGTTGTTGTTATAACCGTTATTACGATTATTGCCCTGTCTGTAGTTACCGTTGTTACCACCGTTATAACCGTTGTTTCCATTGTTGCCGTTATAACCATTGTTGCTGTAACCATTGTTATTCTGTCTGTTGTTGCCGTTGTTGCGGTAATTGTTTCCACCGCCGTTGTTGTTTCCGTTTTTCCATTCGTGGATAGATACGCTTGAAGCGTATATAGAAAGTGTTGAAACAAACTGATTGTTTTTGTTTGTGTATTCACGGACACCGATTGTTCCGCTTACATCTATGAGAGTATTACTGTAATCGCATTCCTGTATGTTGCAAGTACCGTCAAGAGGGCAGAAAACGCTTACCTGTATTCCCTTTGGATAAGAACCGTCCTGCTTTTTCTTTCCGTTAAGTGTACAGCTCAGGATTACACCTGTCGCTATACCGTTGTTGTTACTTACAATGTGCTGTGAGAAACATTTAAGTCCCCAGTTTCCGCAAATGTTGTAGGTTTTGTTGTTTGCCATAAAAAGCTCCTTTTGAGTTACGTCTTTTTTGATAGGTTTGCGTAGTTCCTATCTCATTCATTGCCTATATTATAGCATAATGTAATGCAATTGTCAATACAAAACTCACGTTTAAGGAAAATATTTTTTAATTTTTCCTTATTATAGCACGATAACTGCCCAATGTCAAGCAATTATACAATTATATTGCACAGTTATGCAATTAGATTGTATTACTTGCATATTTGGCTTTTGTGTTTATTGATTTTATGAACCTCTCTTGACAGTTTTTTTGCTATGCTTATTTCGTTCAAGTCAGCACAATCATCTGGCATACCATATCTACTTATTATTATCTGTACGAGAAGGCGTTCTTTATTAAAATTGTTTTTATTAAATGTACACATTCTTCGCCATTCACCTTCACTGATTTTTGTATCTTTCTTGTACTGCGCTACCGCTTTTTTCAACGTCTTCATTTTTTATTTTCTTTCTCTTTTTATATTCATATATTATCCATAATGAAGCGACAACAGCAATCAGGACGAACAATATCGGCAGAATTATATTATTACTGCTTTTTACAAAGTTTTTAAGTTCATCATTGTCGATTTTAGTTTGTTCTTTGTTTATCTCGTTTTTTTCATCAGGAACTTTATCGTTTGCAATTGCCGCTTTTTCTTCGTTAGTTACATCTTTGAGTTCATATTTTTTTATGAGTTGATTCAGTTCCAGTGTATAAGGGTTATCTTTGCCATTGGAACTACTGATTTGTATTATATTATTATAAGGCAAAGCGTTTTCACTTCTTGTGTTGCTTAAATCAGCTATATCCTTGCCGTTAGCAGTAAAAACGTGATAAGCACCAGTTTTAATTTTTATAAGGTTGTCCTTGTTTTTGTCAATATCAACTATGTAATATCGACTGTTGTGGTTGTTGTACAACAACAATCGCATATTGACTGATGCGGTTATTTTGATGTAGCCGACATTAAAATAGTTGGGGATAGCATCTCCGATTTCATTGTCGATTTTGCCTGCCTTTTCTATGTCTTCAAAAAAATCGCTACATAGCACTACTGTGCTGTATTCAATTTCTCTTACCGTATGTTCTGGAGCAGTTTTATTTTCTTTGAAGCTATTGACAAAATCGTTAAAAGATAATTTATTTACAAACACTTTATAAAATTGATGGTTATATTCTGTTTCTTTTATTTTGTCCTGAAACCAAAAACCATTGTCGTAGTTCCTGAAATACGCTAATTCGTTTTCTTGTATATCAGAATATACGCCGAATATTTGAATATATCCGCAGTTTTTAACTCTGTTTTCAATTTCATACATTTCTTCTCTGCTCTTTGCTTTTTTGCCCTGAAAACGATTCAAGCCACCCTCGTACACACCGAACGAGCCACCATCGTATGTAATCGTAGTATAGTTATAATCATTGCTTTCTGCAAAAGCTACAGGAATGCAAGCTGTCAGAAATATGAATGTCATCAGAACGGCAATTAGCTTGTTTTTAAATATTCCCATTTCTTAATCGTTCTACCTCTGCATTTAAAAATCTTATGTATTTTTCAGCAATAAAAGCTGAACGTGTTTTTAGCGGTTTGTTTTTCATATACTTTACATACAATTCAAGCTGTTCAATTGCGTTCAATCTTTTATAAAGGATTTCTATGATAAGGTTTACGTCTTCCGTATCGTAAATCGTTATCCTGTGTTCGGCTGTGCCGATATATAAATTACGTCCTGTAAAGAAAGGCTTTAATCGGTAGTCTTCCAACACTTTTTGCTTGTTACAACTCATAGCCTCGTCAAGAGTTTTGCAATTTAAGCAATAACGAAATACAAACCATATAATAAAATAAATTCTCGTTGCCTTTTCTTCATCATCTGCATAAGCATCTGATGAACTGCATACAATCATTTTTTCTTTCTCATTGGAAAGGCAATCAGCGTAAACATATAAAAGATTTTTGTGCATTTTATCTAAATAGTGCCAATCCATAATTTAACTCCTTAACTGAAAATTTCTGTAATCATATTATCATATTTTCAGTTTTTGGGTTAAGCCAATTTGTGTATTGGCTTTAAAGAGTGAAAAATATTTAGGATTGTAAAACACAACCCTAAATACTTTATTGCTATTATTTTAAATAACCGCCATCGAAGTTATAATTGTCTTCAAATTCGTATCCCACGCCTTCGGGTTCTTCTGTTATTTCCTCGTGGCTTAAATCTTCGTAGTCTCCGTATAAGCGGTTAATATCAGTGATAGCGTCTTTCATCTTTACAAGCGTTACGCTGTTCTTACCTGTATCCTCAGCATTCTTTAGGTCAGCGGCAAGAACCTGCAAAGACTTAAATGCTTCGTCTACGCCTGCCAGTATCAAGTAACGTTGTTCTTCGTATTCTCTCTGAGTCATAAAACCTCTTTCATCAATCGTCTGTAATCATAAAACGCATATATTCGTCAAGGTCAGGATATTCGTTCAGTGTTATTGACTCATACGTTTCACCATCGGCACTTTTAAAGATAAAACCGACAAGTCTTCTGTCGCTTACCAGTTCGTCATTGCTTTCTATGGCAACGACTTCAACACCGTTAAGATTTATCGTATGTGTACAACCCGACTGAGCGATAAGCTGACGTATGCTTTTTATATCCAGTTCTTTCTTTGAACAAGTGAAGAAATAAACGTTAGAGGCTTTTTTCGCAGATTTGCCTAATGCCCCTATCATCTCCATTGTCAGTTCTCGCTTTCTTCAGGCATTGGCATATCATCGGGTATGCTCGTTGTTGTGTCATTGCCTCTGCTTGATTCGCTTGCTGAAATATTAGATGAAGTGTCATTGTTTGAACTTGTGTCGAGCGTTATACTGTTATTTGATGTATTGGGTGTTTCTGAAGACGTAGTAGGCTTACTTGTACTTGGCTTATTCGAGTTGTTGTTCTCAACCTTTACGTTGTCACCTACGAGTTTTGAAACATCAACGATTTTCTTTACTTCATCATCAGAAGGTGCTTTGTCCTTGTAATATACAAACTGCTCGTATTTTTCAGCGAGTTTATTGTAATTAAGAACGATAAGATTGTTGTCCTTATAACTTATTGCCTGCTGTAATGCTTTGTCCTCAAATACCCATTCTTTATTAAGGCTTCCCTTGTCTACAAGGAATAAGCTGTTCTTTGCACCGTAATAAGAAGCCTGTTCGCCGTCTTGGTTTATATAAGGATAATTTTTCATAGTAGCGTTTATCTGAGCATTTTCAGCCGAATATGCTTCATTTTCATCAACTTCGGATAAAGGTTCAAACGCTTTAAAGCCAGTACGGTTACAATTTACTGCAAGGCGGCTGTAGTAAAATTCTTTGAGCTGTCTTTCACGCAGGTCTGTATCTTCCGCAGTAGGTTCAAATATCGCAACAAGCCTTTCCGTCTCTGTCTGAATTGCGAATGTATTGTTATCCAGACGAGCATACTCAAACATTTGTGTTGTGACAGGGTTCTTGATTGCGTCAACGTTTACGTTTACTGTACAAACTGCTTTACACCAGTCCTTATCACAGTCGTATAAAATACGATAAGCGGTATTTGTGCTTGATGTACTTCCTTTTAAAACAGTAGTAGCACCGCTGATTTCATAGTCGTCTTTTTCATTGCGACTAACATTTAAATCAGGGTACTTTGATACATATTCCCCATTATCGTTTATCTTTGTAAAGCTGTTTGCAGTTGATGCCATCTGAGTTATAACAGTTGCAAAATCCGTTTCCTCTTCATTAAACCACTGAGTATCGTTAATGATACTGGTAGAGAAGAAGTTTGCAACGAAATCCTGATAACCTTCAGCCGTCCAGTAGGAGTTTGGATTGTCGCTTCTTATGGTTATGTTTCCCTGTTTGAGGGTGTCGATTGCTTTGAGAACTGTGTTCTTTACTACATCGGCTCTCATCACACCGCCACGGTAATCGTTCTGTAAAAGTTCCTTACCACTGCGATAGCCGTTGCTTAGTTCCTTGATTTGAATACCTGTTATAAGAGTCTCGTTTGTTGTCGAGGTATTGTCTCCGTTGGTTTTTTCGGTTTTGCTCGAAGCTGTATCACTGCAAGCGGTAAAAGCGAAGCAAGCAGAAAACGCAAGGAGCAGGCACATTACTTTTTTTATTTTCATTGTGTTTTACCTTTCCCTATTATATATGTATAAAAACAAGAGGCTGTTGGTTGCCTCGACAACACAACAACCTGTTGTTTTTTGCTGTTTGTTTTTTGATTAGGACACTACGCCGAGAGCCTGTAAGATTGATTTAAGAGCAACCATTGCAACACCCGAAAGTGCCATAATGATGCCTTTTGTCTTCGCCTCTGGCTGCTGCTGCTGGAAACTTATTACAATTTCGTAGACACCGTATACAATCATAGCTACGCCTACGAATCTGGTGATAGTCAACAAAATGCCGATTATTTTTCCCATGAGTGCGTTTGCATCTGTTGTTGTGTTGTTTATAGTAACATCTTCGCCAAATGCTCCTGCACTTAATGCAAATGCTGAAGAACACATAAGTGCCGTACAAACACTTGTGTAAATACGCTTTGCTCTCTTACCGAGTTTTGTTTCGTTCATCTTTTTCATAGTTACGTTTTTCCCTTCTGCCTTACCGTATGATAAGGGCTTTTTCTTCATTAGTTATTTTTTTTGTTATATTTCGCAATTGTTCCCTTTGGATAAGTTCACAATTGTAATAACCTGTGTACTCTTTCCCGTACAATTCTCCGAATCTGTCTAAGTCGTAGACAAAATCTGTTTCGTTTATGTAGACGGGCGGGGAAAGTTTTTCCATGCCTACAGTTTTAATAAACTGAATGCAACTCATTCCGTAAGGCTTAAAGAAGCCTAAAATAAGTATTATACCAAGGGGTATTACTGCCGTTTCGATAGACGATGAAAGCTTATATGTAATGAAGCCGACACCGAGACCAAGTGCAATAACACCCGCTTGCTTCAGCGAAAAATTGCCTATATCTTTGGTCTTGAATTTTCTTATATCTTTTGTAATTGGAATTTCCATTTAATTATTTTCCTTTCACGTAAAACTTATGGGTCATTAAGCCACGTAACGTGGAATATTATTCCATTATATACCTAATGCCTGATTTGCCGCTTGTTTTGCCGCAGATAAACAGCCCAAAGCGGCAATGGGAGCAACAAGTAATGATGCTAATGCACCTAAAAGGCTTAATGGGTCTGTTATTGTTACTGTAGCACCTGTGAAAGCCAGTTTTACTGCAACTTGCGGAAGTATAATAAATGCAATTGCATAGAGTGCAAGAGCAAGGAATGATTTAAGCCATTTCATTGCTGTACTGTTATTACCGCTGTATATATCACCTAAAGCAATAGGAGTGATTGCAATTCTGTACAGATATTCGACTTTAAATAAGATTGCTTTGTACGACCAAGCAAGTCTTACTACAAGCGTAACGACCAAACAACCTATGAGACCTAAAATCAGTATTATCTTTTCGATAAATCCGACATCAAACGCATTGCTACCGCCCAATATATCCATAGCTCCGTCTTTAACTAAGGTATCGGTAACACCTTGTACAATGGTGTTATGAAGACCTATCAAAATGCCAATAATATTACCACCGTTAGCAATAACGGCAATAGCTATCATAAGTTTTAAGAAAGGCAAGAAAGCTGTCTTTAAAGTCATATCCCGCCCTTCAAGTGTATATTTTCTGTTCATTTCAAGCAGAAAATAAATTAGTGTTAAGCCTATGCCTATGAGGGCAAAATAGCCCCATACGCCGTTTACGAGGTCAATTGTTTTTTGATTGAACTTCAGCTCTTGTGTATTTGCCGAGCCTAAAGCGGCAACAGACACTACAAGAGCATTATACAGTTTATCCATCGTTTCAGCCATTGAATATCACCTGTCCTTTACTTTTTTTCAGTCGGTTTGTAGATGTTATCGTTGTTGTTGTTACGATAATATGTTTCTACTTTTATGTTCTTTTTCTTTACTTCCTTTACGTCTTTCCAACGTTTGTGTTCCATTAAGTTGAGTTTTCGACACAGATAAGGTGTTACATCACGGATAATGACAAGTTCATCATCTCTGCCGTGTTGATTTATTGCGCTTATCTGGTCTATGCTCATTAAGTCTACCTCAGTCGGAGTGTAAGACGTAGAAAGTCCTGAATTGCTTGAAGATGTTGATTTCTGTCGGATTGTTGTTTTTCCGAGCATCTTCTGTATTTCTTCTTTATCCTCTTTTAAAATAGAACCTAAGAAGATTGTTGTATCAACGTTTGCCATAACGGTTTCGTGTTCGCCGTCCTTGTACATTGTTTTTAACTGCCCTATGTCCTGAATAACAACGTGTGAACCTATTCGATATTTACGGCTCGTTGAAAGAATTGTCAGGAAGTTAGGGATTTCGCCTATATTCTTAAACTCATCGAGAAGGAAGTTAATATGAATCGGCAGTGACGGGTCGCCACCTGCAAAGTCGTCTCCCGCCCAAATATACATTTTATTCAATTCATCAATGAACTTTTCAAGAGGTTCTTTGAGAACAGATGTCTTGTATATATGTGACCGCCATATCAGATTGTAGATTTTTGTACCATTTATATAGTCAGTTTCGATAATGTTATCTTTAGTGACTGTCTGATAAAAGTCTTTTGCTTCTTCTTCACTGTTGAAATAATCAAATACGGGCGTACCCAGAGTATATCCTATATGATATTTACCTCTCAATTTTCTCTCGCCCAAATCATACATTCTGCCGTAGAGCTGTGAATACAGCATAGCAATAAGGAAGTTGTATGCTTGATGCGATTGAGGAATGCCGAGAAATAGATATGACTGCTGAGTAGCCATTTTATCAATGTCGATGTTCATAGCAGGATTGTCTTCATCAAGTCTTGTTATGTTATCAACTGTTTTTGTTGCGAAAATCTGTAAGTCAACCGCTGTTGTAATAAGGATTGTATTTGCAGTTTTCTGCGGTGCTATCAAGAATGTATCATAATACTCTCTTGCTTTGCACGTTTTTCCTTGTTGTTCACATTGTGCGAACCATGCGTTCATTTCTCTTGTGAGCGGTGAGGCTTTATCATCAGGATTATACAGACTTCCGTATGTCTTTAGCATTTCTGCATCGTGTTCTTTTTCAGTGGTGCTTTTCTCGCCACCGCCACCGCAACATTCGTCATCTTCAACTTTCGCAAGCTGAACCTTTTTAAGAATCGTATTGAAGCACTTATCATATCTCGGAATGTTATCATTTTCAAGGACGAAATAAATCAAAGCTGTAAGGAAGGCTTGTTCTGACTTGTCCCAGAACGGGTCGGAGCTTCCGCTTTCCTTGCCCGCCTTAGCATTTTTCATATATAGGTTAACGAGAACATCGACCTGTTGTTCTGATATTTCGCCATTCGAATCATACACATTAAGCAAAGGATTGTAATGATTACTTAACGTGAAATCAGATGCGTTGAATAGATATACATTGTATCCTTTCGACAAAAGATACGGAGCAAAGCTTCTGAAAATATCACCTGACGGGTCAGTTACGACCATTGAACAGTTTTCCTGTAAAATGTTAGGTTTTATGTATTTGAAGGTTTTACCTGTACCTGTACCACCGATAACAAGAACATTCGCTGAACGATTTACCTTTTTGTTGTTAAGTGATAAGCCAAGTTGTTGTCCTTGATACATACCAAATAACATATTGTTATCATTGTTATCCATAAATCGTGTTTTGAATTTCTTGAAATCGCTTGCTGTACCGAGCCTTGCATTGCCGTGTTCGTGTCCGACACGGCTTTGCCGCTTCTGTTCGCTTTCAAGGTATATAAAGACACCTACTATTGCAACAAGTCCTGCACCTATGCCAAAAGCGGTCATAAAAATTGATGAATTGAAGGGTGTCAAAGCATACGGCATATCGTCTGCCATCAGCCAACTGAACGTACAAGCGATTCCGTCTGTAGCTTTGCCGCCTGTATAAACAAAGTACGAATTTGCTTTTGCGCCTAAGAAACAGCCTATTACAAAGCAAGCGATAAGAAGAATAAGTGCTTTTTTCTTCCAACTGCCTTTTGCTTCTACGGGTTTGGCGTAATTGATTTTTTCAAATTCTGCCTTATTTGTATATTCACGTACCTTCGGAAGCTCTGCTGTAAGTTCTTTGCTTTTTTCATCAAGAACTGTTTTATATAATTCGGCAGTGCTTTCTTTTACTGCATTGATGGCTTTTTCTTCTTCTTCCGTAATCATACGATTAACAGTATATCTTTTTGCTTTTCTGAGAGCGGCAAGATAACCATTTACAGCTTCTTCTTCTTGATTGGCAAGAAGTTTGTCGTCAAAAACATTGTCAAAGCTACCTGAAAGCTCAAAAATTTCAAAACCAACAGTATCATTGCTTTTGTTTTCGCTATCATCATTCTCTGAATTTGCCGCTATATCTTCGGCATCATCTTCAAAATCATCGCCTTGAAACATTTCCGCAAATTCTTCGTTTAAGTCATTCACTGTTTTTCTCCTATCTCTGATGCAAGGTTAATGTGAACTACCGTTTATCAGTTTGTATTTTTCCACTTTGAAATTGTCGCTTTTCCATTCGTTTATTTGTTTGCTCACTTTTTTTATGATATATAAGACCAGTTTGTAAGTAGATGTTTTATCTATCTCACAGGCTTCAAACAAAGTATCATATTCAGTGAGTTTTTTGTCATTGTCTTCAGACTTATAGGAAACACGAAATATTTTGTCTTTGCCGTATTCCATTCGCCAACCGTTAATTACGCATTTTTCATACAACACATAATTGTAAAAGTACATAAAACCTTTTTCTTCACACTCAGTAACAGGACGTGCTTTGTGACTTGAAATTATACAATCTCTTGTAACAAGCATTGCTTTTGATATAACACTCATATCATTAATCAAAAGTGGCTGTTCGGCTGATTGTGCTGTATAAATGTAAATAATCGGTTCGTTTGAATAGCACTCATAAGATTGCACTTCAGAACATATTATCGGACATACGATGTTTTCAATTTCCTTTTCCATTGTTGTTATATCTACATACTCTTGTGTAACACCGTATATTTTTTTTATTTTCAGGTCAAATTGTCTGTTTTCTTCAACCTGTTCTAAACGTTTGACTTTGGATAAATCATAATCGTTTAATCTCAGATACATCAACAAGACTTTAGTATCATCTGTGCTTTTTTCGTATTTTGTCAAAAACATAGCAATACACCTTCTTGTATATTTATTGATTCATTATTCCTCATAACTCATATAGAGGGCGCAAGTGCGTTATGCACCCTCTTTCTTCAGAGTTATGTTACTTAGTGTTGAACGACCTGTATTTAACTCTGCCGTCAAGGTGTTCAGCCCACCAGTAAGTTTCTTGCGCATTAGTGCTGTAAGCAGATGTTGAGCTTTCACCGTGCAATTGCACTGCTCCACCGTATGATGTTCTGGCAACATCTACTAAAATAGGTACACCCGCTTTAAGAGTTTGTCCCGTCATTAACTGTATATCTTTATCGAGGACACCTATAAAAATTGCATATTGCGGCAATACATACTTGTTATACGCAACACCGTAATCGACATTGTTTGTATCGCCTATTACGGACGGTATGTATGAAACTGTACTGCTGTTCTTAGAATTTGAATACCGTTCGTGAATTATCAAGTCTGCGGGGTCGCAATTTGCAAAGTTTGTTACAACGCTTCCCGTAGTACGATTGACAGAATCGTTATTAATGTCAATACCGTTACGCTTTAGAACGAATATCGCATATCCTTTATCAGTAGTTGCCGTACAGTTTCCTGCACGACTTACTTGGATTGTTATGCCGTTAGGTGTAGTTGATGTAAATGTACCATTTGATGTACACATAGTTGTGAGGAAGGAATGTTCATCATGGTACGAATTGTAATGTCCTCTGCCGACAAAACCTAAAGCTGTTTTTAATGCGTCTTCCCTGTCTTCGGAGATGTTGTATTTCTCTTTAACAGCTTCGATGATGGTTTTTATGTCGCTTTCGCCCAGTTTCTTCGAGCCGATTTCAAGCGGAATATCAAAGCCGTACACCTCATACCAGTCCATAGCTACACGGTTGATTGCCATAGACATATTATCTTCGCTCCAACCTTCATATTTCTGAGGCTTGTCAAACGGGAACACATTTTTGCCGTAAAGGATACAACAATCTACATCAAAAATATCTTGGAATTTGAAAGCGTTGGTCTTTACATTCTCTGCATAGATGCCTTCCTTCCATTCACCGTTTTCAACGTATAAATTAAGACCACTGCGATTAGTTATCGCACTACCCTGTGCTGTTGTTTCGGGGCTTGCGATTTGTCCTGTCATTGACATTGTGAGAGCAGATGTTTTATCAACGCTCTTTAAATCGTATTTGCCTTGTAGCTTTTCCCAACCGTACATTTTTAAATCGTTTCTGAAGCCTTCGGTTACGGGGGTGATAGCTCTTTCGTATATTTCGGGGTTGTTGAGCTGTTCGTTAGTCATGGAATAAACTATTCCGTTCGACTCACATGAAATATGACCGCCGCAATACTTGAATGAATGCTTTTTACAGTTACGGGTAAGCGTTGTAGTTTTGGTTTCGCCTACAACAATCTTTACCGAAACTTTCCAAAGCTTTTTGATGTTCTTATCTGAAAGTTCATCTTCTGTCATTTCTTTGTATTTAATGGCGTTGTTGCCATTTTCTTTGCTTGTCTCAACATCGAAAAGCATTGCATATTTCTTGCCATCGTGTTTTTCGTCTTCTTTTTTTACATAAGAGCCATCAACAGTCTTGAAATGTTCTTTGACATCTTTACTGCTTTTATCTGTTTCGTATTCTTCTTTTGATGTGTGAACAGTGGCTTTGAATACAGAACGTGTATCATTGGTAAATTTGTAGCTGTCAGTGAAGCTGAATTGATTTAATTCGGTTGCGTAGTCCTTAGCGTACTTCTTTAAGCAATCTGTGATATATGATACATCACTTTCTTTTTCAGCATAGACTGTCCAAACTACTTCGTTGCCAGTGGTTTTTGAAGTTCCGTATGCTTTTTTGGTTTCTTCCTTACTCTTAGACCAACAAGCATTGCCGCTTATTTTGTCGTAAGTGTTTTTGTTGTCACCATAGTTTGAACGTAGACATAATCCGTTGATGTCAGTGGCGTTGCCGAGAGACACTTTTGTTTCAAACTCATCTCTGTCAAGCCAATACTTCTTGCCGTTGGCTGTGATATAAGGAGAGGTTTTGTTTTTGGATTTATCGTAACCGACTTTAAAGTCTTTGGTTTCGGGAGCATTGCAGATTCCATACCTATAGAGTATATCGCCAGTTACATTTTGTCCGTCTTCCGTTAAAAGACGCTTATTGACATCGTAATAATTTACAGTCAATGAAATGGTTTGCTGATGCGAACATTGGAACAATGTTGAAGCATAATTCTGTATTGTAGCATAGCTTACACCTATTTCAAGTTTAAAAGGCGGTTCTGATGCACCGAATAGACCTGCAAAGAAATTACCGATACAACGGAAGAAGTTGCCAACGTCTTTACAGAATTTATCCCAATTTAATTGTGCAGGCGAACAACCCATAATGTTTTGGAGATTGTTATCGCTCTGAGCGTTTTGCTCAAATTGGAACATAACATCGGTCATAGCGATAATATCTTTTACATTGCTTGTGTGTCCGTTATCATAAGCACTTTTGGGATTTGAACCTCTTTTTGCACTGTACTGGCTTGTGTTTGTCAATAGCGTTGTAGAATTAACACCTGTATAACCATTTATTCTTGTAAGATAATTATTGTTTTTATCGGCTGATACAGCATTGTCAAAATGGAACGGATTGACGTACATTGTGCCGTCTTCAGCAACAATTATATTATTAAATGAAGAAATATAATCGTTATAAGTTTGATAATTCATACCGTATTTAACATCTTCTTTGTTCTCAAACGCCTTGTCATAAGCCTGAATGCTCTGTAACCAGTCATTTTCAAATGAATTGTCGTTCGAGCCTAAGCCCTCATACAACTGATAAGCTACCGTATCTGCGTATGTCTGAGGTGCGAGTAAGTCGTTTATCGCATCTTTAGGGCTAAATTCAAGCAAACACTCTATAAGTGTTCCGATAATAAATATAACTATAAGTGCGGCGGCAAATATAGCGGCGGCTATAGCAACAAGTAAAACAACCGTCCACAGGAGTTTGCTTATTGCTTTTGAAATCTTTGATACAAACTGACCTAATTTGGAGCTTGCAATTTTGTTTTTCGCAGAGTTTATGCTTTTCTGGAGTTTACCTCTTACGCCGTTCTTTGCTTTTTTTGTTTTTGCAAGTATTTTTTCTTGTTTTTTTATGTATTTACTGGTTCTTGCTTTGATTTTTTCAGCTTCAAGAGGTTGAGGTTTTTTATTTATAATAGGCTTTAAGGGCTTGTTATAAAGCTCTTTGAGTCCTTTTCTACCTAATTTTTTGGCATTTGCAAGGTCTTGCATTCTGATATTGCCTAATCTTCTGATAGAGGTAATTGATTTCTGCGTATATTTTCTTATTATTGAGATATTGTTTTTCATTTGCAATACCTCTTGCCAATCATCAGACTTATCCACTCGTGTAATAAAGAAGCTAAGTCCTGCACTTCCTATATTTTTTGCGCTTTTAAGTGCTGACTGTGCGCCGAATGCACCTTTTTTATTTATTTGAACAAGTCTGTCTCTTGTTCTTGCGGTTATGCCTAATTGTGCAAGTTCTGCACTTGTGAGGCTTTCAAGTTTTTTTATATTGAACGAACCTGTTGCTCTGACAAAGAGAAAACCTTTTTCTGCGGCTTTGTTAAGGAAAGCCTCGTTTACTTTTATAAGGTCTCCCATTTTCAGTTCTTTATTGCCTAATTTCAGATGTTTGAACATAGACGATGTTGCTAAATCATCTAAGAACGGCGAAGTTGCGGATATTGCCGCTTTTTCAAGCGCATCTAAAATAAAATTATCTTTATCAAGCAATTTAAGAAGTGATTTTCTATCTTCTTCGCTGAATTTGTCAGACACTTTGATTTTCTTTAAAGCATTATCGAAACCACGAGATGTAGCAAGAGAAGATAAGCTTAAATCCAACTTTGCAAGACTTTCTTCAATAAATTTCCTATTAGCTTCAGAAATGCCAAGAGAAATCATTTTACGTTCAATGATGGTTTTACGTGTAATTTGTTCTTGACTGATAGAGTTTACAATGTCTTCGAGTGCGCCGTAAGACCAAGAACATAATACGCCTGTTGTCTTATAAAGTTCAATTTTATCTTTTTCTTCTTTATCACTCTTTTTATGCTTAACAGGACGCTGTGTGTATTCCTGCCTGTAAAGCATTGATTTGAATGCCTCTGCATTCTGCTGTTGCAAGGTCAGTTTTTTTGATGAAGGCTTGTACGCTTTTGCAATCAATTCAACAGAACTCTGAGAAAGACCTAAAGCGGCAAGCTGTTGTGTGCTTATATTTTTTAACGCCTTTACATCAAAACGCCCTGTTATATCGTGAAGATTGAAACCGTTACCTTCTATCTTCTTGACAGCGGTTTCTACGGCTTCTTTGATGTCTTTCTTGCTGTAAAGACCGCTTTCTTTTGTTTGTAAGCCAAGCGAATTTCTTAAATCGGTCAGATGTTCGCTACTTTTGCGAGCATTGTTTTCCAACCTTTCAAGTATTGTATCTCCGTCTTTTTTATCTCTGATTGCACTGAGCTTATCGTGACCCATTTGAACAAAGCGATTGTATTGTTCTACTTCTTTATTAAGTTCATTCGCAATAGAGGCGTAATTGTGACTTTGTTCGCTCTTAAAGCGTTTTTCGAGTATTTTGTCACCAAGTTCAACACGCTGTTTGTGCTGTTCCAGTATATCTCGCTTTACAGCTTCATCTGTAACTATCTTACCGTTCAATATAACGGTATCGCCATACAGAACTGTTGCTCTGTTAGCAAAACCCGTGAAAATCTTAGGAGCGGCTTCGTTCCAAGCGTTTAAAGATGTATTGAAGTATTCCTTTTGGCTTACTTCTCCACCCCACTGTAACGCTTGTTCGCCTTTGTTGATTATTCTGGACGGAGCAAGCAGGTTAGGTATACCGTTCACATAGTTTCCCATACCCATAGGGTTAAGAAGAACCGTGTCGAATATATTAAGACCTACACGATTGATACCGTTAGAAGGCATATTACTTTCTGTAACAGACTCTTTTTGTACTGTGATGAATATATGCGATTCATCAACATAATCGTCAATTATCTTCTTGACATCTTTGCCTTCGGGCGTTATTAAAGGAACTTCCACCAGATATTGTCCGTTGAGAGACTTTGCGGGAGCTACCGCCGAAATGCCTTGTTCGTCCATTTCTTTCATGAACATTACAACAGAGGCTCTATCGTTAAATGCAAGTCTCTGATAATCATCAGGATTGTATTCGTTTATTTGTGTTCTTGTAACAGGTGTATCTTCAAAATGTTCATACTTAACAACATCTGGGTTATATGTATCTTCTACAACACTTTTACGATATTCGTCAAAAGCTCCTTGTGTAGGTAATGCACCTGTGTTTTCGCCAAAAGGACTCTGGGGAACTTCCCCTGTTTCATCATTTGGCTTTAAGAAATTGTTGCCGAAACCGTTATCGGTAAATTCATCTTCATAAGGATTAGCCATATCTGATTTTACTTTATCAGAATAGCTTCTTTCAATAATTGATGAAAAGTCCTTAGCACTGGTGTAATCAGGAGCATAACGCATTTGAGGCGCAGTCATATCAAAGAAATTCTGCGACTGTTCCTCTTGTGCCATTCTTTCAATAGTGCTTGTTTGTACACTTGTAAAAGTTTCGTCTTTGCACAATTGCTTGTATTCTTCTTCGTGTAATTGCCTGAACATATCGTTTACGGCTGACTCATAGTTGCGAGCAAACGCATTCATGATTTTCTTTGTCATAGCGTCTGTCGCACCACTTGCTCCACGAAGGAAGGGGTTTATTTCGTACATATCGGTTTTCCTTTCTTTATATTTCAGACAACATCGGAATGTCGCTGATATATGTATGGTTCACAGAACCACGCAAGGAATTATTTTTCGTTTACACCGTATATATACTCGTCATTTGAAAGCACATCAGGTGTTTCGGTTTCTTCAAAATCGTCATTTGTTTCTTCTTCGCTTGTTACGCCATCATTCTTTTCAGACTCTATACGGTCAATTTCATCAAGATAGTCGATTTCGTCTTGTACTGCGGAATAATCTATACTGTCTTCACTGTACACAACGCAGTCCTTCTTGAACATTACAGTGAGCTTGCCGCTGTCATCTGTAAGGAAAGCAGGCATTATGAATGATATTCTGTATGCCATATATTCCATTTCGTCCTGCTTAATCAGGTCAAATGTCAACTCGTAATCTCCTGCTTTGCCGTTTGTAAATCTTGTTGTGTTACGTTCAAGCACTGTTCTGAACATACTTTTTATTCGCTGAAGATTTATATTGTCTGCACTCATAAGCGTGAGATAAACATAATCGCCGCTTATGTTTATAAGATTGTTTGTGTTCACTGTAATTTGTTCAACAACAGTAGAAACTCTCTCGTCTTTGTGCTGAAGTACCTGATAAATTGTTACTAAACAATCACAATCTCTGCACTGTTCAAGACACTTTGTAAATTCTTCAAGTTCTTCTTCTGTTTCAATTTCAAATACGTTTTGCATAAAATATTCCCTTTCTATTCGTTTTTAATCGGTATCAGTTCAATTGCTTCCGCATCTTTGGTAACACCGTATTTTGTACCATTGTCATTTTCAATAATGCCCTTATTGTTTATCATTACGCCGCTTGTTTCTTCATTGAACTCAACACAAGCCCAATATCCTGAAGAAGTACGTTTAAGCGGAAAGAGTTGTTTGTTTTCACCGTATTTCTTTCCGAAACTATCGGGAAAACATACTCCGTCATGTGTGTCTATGCTAAATTCCACTTCATAATTGTCACTTTTTAAATCCTTGAACACCATTATGTCAAGCGAACCGTCTACTATTCGTGCGGTCATTAGAAACGGTATACCCTTATGTACGATTTTAACCATTCCTGACTCTTGATAAACCGCTCTGTAATTGTTTACGTTGTCATCAAGCACAACTATGAGCGGCAAACTCCGTCTGTCAGGCATCTTTTTGGTAGGAAACACAAAAAGTGTGATTTTTTCATAATTTGGCTTTGTTATTCGTGCCGTTATTGTTGAGAACCACATTGTATCAATGTATTTTCTTAACTCTGTTTCTTCGTGGTTAGAATCACCTTCTATAGTGTTTTTGGTTATTTCAGACTCGCTTTTTTCAAGTTTAATCTTTTTTGTCTTTTTAGCTTTATCGGCATACATCTCATCTACACAATGCCTTATTATCTCATCGTGATTAAAAAAGCTGTACGGCTCTGTCGATATTGCATAATATATCTGATATTCGTCATTCGGCTTTTCAAGAATAGCTTTCAGACGGTCTATGTTTTCTTTTTTACAAAAAATATTTACCTTTTCACCGTACATAGTAAAAAACGGATAAGACTGTAGGCTCATTAAGAATGTCCTCAGTACCATATCGCCGTGCAATCGGCTCTGCGCATTGGCTTTGCGCAAGTCTATGTTCATCGTAATAAGATACAGTTCCTCGTCTGCTTCATCTATCCTTTCACAGAAATCCAAAAACGCATTTCTGTTAGGAAATCCATTATCATCGGTAAAAAAGTCTTTTTTCCTTATTTCTATTTTTTCGTTGCTCTGGTAATCGTCATATATTGCTTTCATCATCGGAATACCACTTCTTTTTTTCTTTTTTCATATCGTCATAAGAAACATTTTGCGGCGCAACTGACAATATTGTTTGTTCTATCTGCCATATTGTGCCTATCGAGGGTTCAAGACAATGAAATTTGTGCGCATTGTCTGGTTCAATGGCTATATTGTATTTATCAGATAATTTTTTTATCTTACCCAAACACTTATATCGCCTTTTATATGTCGAGTCGCAAGAGGTTGAACTTACACATTGTATTTTCTCTTTTGCAAAATGCTTGAAAGCAATGCTTTTTACTATTTCTTTGATGTAGCTGTTTGCAATGTTTTTTTCTTCAAGCTTTTTCAATATTTTCGGTGATTCAAGTATTGCCATAATCGTTTCACTTGCAAGGTCTTCTGCGTCTTGTTTTGTACTGCCTTTTTTATCGCCGTAATAGTACCTTGCGTATTGATTAACTACCTTCGTCACTTCTTCCCAATCTATTTGTTCGCTCATCTTTTCCCTCTTCTTTGCCGCTATGTTCTGCTATCTCTTTTAAGATTCTACCCGCTTCTTCAAGTGTTTCGCCAAGACAAAAATCTTGATTATTGTCGTAATAAGGCTTGCCGCTAAGAAAAGCAGGAATGTTACGTTCTGCTATTTTCATTTGTGATGTCCCCTATATGTTTCCCTATATGTTGGATTATAACATATATCGAATGTAGCCATAGAGCCAATGTGTTTAATGGCTCGGCTACATTCGATACATTTTTGCACTTATTGATTGGTTTTTATTCTGTCACTGTTTCCGTGTCTTCTTCATCTGCCGCTGTGTACGACAGTCCTTTCGCCGTATCGTTGGGGTTTGTTGACATCAGCTTGTACAGAACGTTTTCTGTGGGTAATTTGTAATCAAACGGTATCATTACAGTGCCGTTATATAACAACCCCTGTCCCGCAGGTCTGTCCTTAATGTAATCAATCAGCGTGTCACTGACAGCATATATCTGCTGTATCTGCTGTCTACCGATAGGAGACTGGTTAAAGAACATAAAGAATCCTGTATTATTAAACATTGCTGTACCCTGTGAAGAACGTAACAAGTCAGCTACGTCCTGCGTGATACCTGTCATAATACCGCCGTATTTACGCACACGCTTGTAGTACGCCATAATTGTATCAGCAGACGATTGTGTCTGGAAGAATAAATGGAACTCATCGAGGTATACCCATACCGCACGGTTCATCTTATACTTTTCGTTGTATTCTCTGTTCTTTACGATTCTCGTCCAGATGTTTGACAAACAAACCTTCATTGCCATTTCTTTCATCTTTTCAGGAAGCGAAAGCAGATTGTAAACAATCATTCTGTTGCCGACAGGTACGTTTGTTTTCTTTGCGAAAACATTATACTGTCCTACACAGTACGGCTCAATTGCTGTTGCTACCTTTACCGCTTCAGGTGTTCTCATATCAATAAGGCATTCGTAGAAATCTGCGAGTGTCGGGCATATCTCTGTATCTATATCTCTCTTGTCGCCTTCTGCGTGTCTGCGTGTCATCGTATCTATGTATGATTCATACATCTGCGTAGTAGCTTTGTGTATAGCGTTTACCTCAAAGCTGTTACACTCTCTGCCACGTCCGAGGATTGATTCTACAAGACCTACCATATAGTCACACTTTTCTGCGAGCGGCGTAGCCTTCGGGTCGTCCCATTCCATCGACATATCACAAGGATTGATTGTGTATTCAGATTTCAGTTCAAGGTCGATTACTGTACCGCCTAAAGCGTTCGCAATTACACGATACTCGTTCTCAGGGTCAAGGACGATTACTTGGTCGTCAGATGACAACATATTAACAATCATTTCACCCTTTGTTGCGAATGACTTACCTGAACCCGACTGTCCTACAATAATACCGTTTGCAAGTTTACTGTACTTACGGGAATACATTATCATATTCTTGCTTATTGCATTGATTCCGTAGAAGTAACCGTTACGGTCTTGCAGTTCCTGAATATTAAATGGGAACAACGCCTGTACATTATCCGATGTGAGTAATCTGTCTACAATAATCTTACTGGTTGATGTCAGACAAGCTGTATTCAAACCCTGTACCTGCTGACCGATAAGATATGAAGGCGTTATAGTATAATCTCCACATATTGCAGAGAACTGGTCGCTTGCTGTTTGCAGGTCTGTTTCATTTTCTGCAAATATGGTAATAACCGATGTAACAAGGAACAGTTTTTTTCCTTCAACCACTACATCGTGACGCAAGCGTTGTGTTTCGTCCCTCATTACAAGTAAATCATCATTCATAAGCGAGGGGTCGTATCCACCTTTGTATGCTTTCTTCGATTCCTTCATTACATCTGCCTTAACTGATGTATTCATATTTTTAACCAGAGCGATAGACTTTTTACGGGGAATTGCTTTCATCTGAATTACAGTTACCATTTCTGTCGGCAGGTTGGTTGTCTTCGTAAGGAAAGAGGTATCAATTGACTGAGGGAAATCATTGTATGCGTATGACTTGCAATATCTTTTTTCATTCAACACGATATTCTTCTTTGAACGCATAATACACTGCGGGGCTACAAGGTCTTTAACGGAGTAACCCGCTTTTTCCATTGCAAGTTTATCAATGTCAACCCTGTCGTTATCTCCTTCCTTATTTGTGTGAATTATAAAGCGGTCATATTCTTTCTCAAACGGAAGAACCTTACTGCCGTTAAGAATCTCTCTGAGGATTGATAAACGTTCAACCGCTTCAACGGGTACGACCCCGTTTTTATTTATTGCTTTTACCGCTTCCTGAAGTGTAGGTTCAACTGTATTAAATGTTGTTTCCGCATCGGAAAGACTTGCCTCAGTAGCAGTAAGCATTATGTACTTCTCTTTTGTTATATCGTTTCGTCCTTCGGTTATCTTTTCGTCAATAATCGCATTATACGCCTCACGATATTCATCTATACTGTCACCTTTTTCTTTGATGTGGTAAGCCTGTGACATATCTGCCATTGTGTTCGCTTTGTTTATGATAACAACACTTATGGTTATGTTATCCATAAATCTGTTTACCAACTGTGTGTACTTCTTCAGCAATTCTTCCTGCACATCATCGGGTTCTGAAACAAAATTGCTGTCAATAAGATGATACAGTTTTGAATACTGATTTCTGTAAATTACAATACCGTTGTTCGTAATTCCGTCAATCTGTAATACGTCCTGCACAGTTCTTGCAAGACCTTTTACACTTTTCTTAGTCGTTTTCTTTTTTGCTGACTCACTTGCCGCTTCTTCGGCAGGACTTTTTTTGTTAAATAAATTCATCTTGTTTGTTCCTTTCGCTTTTTATCTTTCCTGTTTTTCAATTGATTTGTCACTTGTTTCATCAACAACCGCTTCAGAATGTTTTGTATAAATATAGGACGGTATGTTTAAGTTTTCAAGCACATTTCTTGCAATGTCATATTTGTCACTTTCAAACTGTTCCATATATATCTTTCTGCGCTTGCGGTCGATGTCTCGCAACAAACTTTCAATTGATAACAGATTGTTTACGGTTTGCTTCTGATTATCTGTTTTTATAAACAGATACATTTGGTTTGAACCCTCTGCCTGTTTCAATGCAACTTTTGATGATGCGTTTCTTAGCATAATGTCTACTTGCCGCTTTAAAGCAGGATTCTTGTTTATCATCGCCTGTTGTGGTAATTTGCGTTCGATATTGTCGTATAATTCAATTACGATAATTGCATTTTCATCAATAGGTGCGTGTAACATCTTGTCATCGAACACATTTACTTTTGCATATTCGGCAGGAACATATCTCTTTGCTTTAATCTGTTCAATTTCGTCCTGCGTAAATGTATAATGTACCTTTGACAAAATTTCTCTGAACATCTCGTTCTGGTGTTCCAAATCATCAATCTTATCCATAAGCGGTTTAAGACCAATATCTTTTTCCTTCAGACCTATTCTGTTCAGTGTTTCAAGCATTCTTTCAATGTCCTGTATCAATGATGCCTTTTGCGCCTCTGCTTCGGATATTTTCTTATTGAGTGTTTCAATTTTGAGTTCCATTACAGTCTTGTTACCGTTCACGGTTGCTCCGTTTAGTATTTGACAATGATACCCTAAATCGTTTGCAACATACGCACTCAATCTTTGGTGCATACCCCTGAGATAAACACGATTGATTTTGTTGCGACAAGACAATCTTTCAAATTCCTTATCGCCATTTTCTTCTTCCCATTCTTTTAATGCTTTTTTTACCCAACTTTTTTCTAAGTCAAGTCCTTTAGTGCCTTTTATAATTGGCACAAAGTCTAAATGAATGTGGGGGGTCGTTTCGTCTTTATGCACAATTGCATTAATAACATTCTCTTTCCCGAAGTCTTCACAGTAAAAATCGTAGACCGAGCGAAAGAACGCTCGTTCGTCCTGTGCCTTAACATCTTTCGGCAGTGTAACTATTATTTCACCCATACAACAGTAGTTACCTCTGTTCTGGGAATACACTTCACTGACACGCTTGTGTACGTCTTCTGCAATACCCTTTTTGAAATAATAGTTCAAGTGTGTTCTTTCACTGTCTATTTCTTCATTTTCGTGTGTTACTCCATCGTCACCTGCTCTGTTGTTATGCAACAATAGTCTTCCTGCCGCATCTCTTTTGTATTTTGCAAATGCCGCCATTCACTTTCTCCTTTCTTCACTTTTTCACCTTCTTTATGGTTCATTTAACCACATTAGGCGGTTTCTCGCCGTTTGTTTCCTTTTTTTGTGTGATTTACCCTTGCTCGCCTTTCTCCGTCTTGCTGACATTTTTAAAGTTCGCATAACCAGTTACGCTTTCTTTTTAAAATGCTAACAATTTCACAATTTCTTTTAATAATGCCGTTTTGGAACTATCTTTCCATATTTTGTGAGTGATTTTTGTCTGTTTTCGCCGCTTTTTTCACATATTCGATAACTTCCTGTTCGCTTCCTTCTCTGAGAAGCCTGTTCAGTTCTATATCGCCTTTGTACCATTCTTCAAACTGCTGTTCAAAAATTGCTCTGTCTTTATCCGATAAGCCACGATTGAGTTCGCTTTTGTATTTTTCGTATATCGGAAGCACTATCGGGTGGTTGACATTGATACGGTAATTATAAGGATTGTGGTCGTTATAAATACTGTCAAATACGGTTAGTTTTTTCGGTGAATCTTTGTAATTAACCCAAGCCATATTATGTACCTCACTTCGGATTAGCAAACACAAATGTTGTGCCGTGTTTTTCTTTGTCTACTACAAGATATGCTACGAACTTTCTTCCGTTTTTCGACACGAAAGGTTTGTCTTTTGTTCTACCATTTGTAAGTAAATCTTCAAGGTCTGATTCTGTCATTTTCGCTTTACAGATTTCGTTATTGAAGCTGAACTTACAATCACAGTAAAAACCGTAACGTCCGTATTTCAATGTAGAACCACATATCGGACACTTGTGTTCTTTTTTAGGTTTATTTTCTTTTTCTTTTGGACTTGCTATTACCGCTTTGTTTTCCATAAGAACTCTGTTTGTTGTTTCTGTAACGTAAGCTATTATATTATTGAGATAATCGTCCTTACTCATCTCTCCGTCTGCAATAGCAGAAAGGTTATTTTCCATATCTGCGGTCTTCAACGGACTTATAAGAGCTTCATCATATTTTGCTATTACAGGAATGATTGATTTACCTAATTCTGTAGGTGCAATCTTTTGGCTTTTTGCAACGGTAATGAATCCTTTATCTTTTAGCTTTTCAATGATGCTTGCTCTTGTAGCTGATGTGCCGATGCCTGATGTTTTTATCTGTTCTCTCAATTCTTCGTTTTCAATTAACTTGCCTGCCTTTTCCATTGCAAGTATCAGTGAACCTGTGGTATAAGCAACGGGCGGTTTGGTTTCCATCTCATTGACCGAGAACTGATTAACGCTTACGTTATCTCCTATATTCGGAACGTAGTTCTTTTCTGTCAGTTCTTCTTTATCTTCTTCTTGTTCTTCTCCGTCATTTTCGTTCTTCGCTTTGAACCCGTATTGCTTTACGATACGATAGCGTTCAATAAAATGTTCGCCGTTGCTGTGAACGTATAAAACGTAAACAGCATCGTAAATATAAGGCGGCAACATTATGTCAGTAAAACGCTTCATTATTGCTTTGTATACAGCCTGTTCAAGACCTTGTAATTCGTCAGCGTTTCCTTCAAATGTCGGTATCAATGCGTAATGGTCTGTAACCTTTGAATCGTCAATATATCTTGCGGGTATATTGTAACCTTTTTCTCTAAGGTCGCTTGCTACGGCGTTTGTTAAAAATCGACTGTCAGTACGAGGATAAGTAGTATACTTTTTTTCGTAAAGCGACTGTGCGATTTTCAACGTATCTGCGGGCGAAATATGGAAACGCTTTGAGCAGAACGCTTGTAAATCAGCAAGGTTAAAAAGGTAAGGTGCGTACTCAGTTTTTGGTTTTACTTTGAGATTTTCTACAGTGAGATTTCTGTTCTGATTAAATTCATTTGCAAGAGTGACTGCATCTTCTTTTTTTAAGAATCCCGTTTCATTATATAAGCGGTCGTCTTCAAAATATCTGCTTCGTTTGTCAACGTGCCATGTAGCAAAATTATCTGCTTTAATACCGTAGTAATTGGTTTTCTTAAAGTGGTCTATTTCATCTTGTCTGTTTACTATCATCGCAAGTGTCGGTGTCATAACTCTACCAACATTAAGAACACTGCCGTAACCGCCAGATGTCAATGTAAAGCATTCGGTAAAATTCATACCGATAAGCCAGTCGGAAATTGCTCTCATATATCCGCTGTCTATCATATTCTGATATGACGAGTAAGGCTTTGCGTCTTTGATTCCGTTAATTATACTTTCAGCGGTATAAGAGTCAATCCATACTACTCTTTCGTCTATATTCGGCTTGCTTCTGAATATTTGATTTCTTATCAGAGCCTGAATGTATATTCCTTCACGTCCTGAGTCACCTGCGTAATAAATTCTTTCTATATCTGGTCTTGTATAAAGAGATTTAATTACTTTGAACTGTGCGCTTGTATTTTTAAGTGGTACATATTTAAACGGGTGCGGAATCATCGGTAAATTTTCCTTGTCCCATTTTTCCCATTTCTCGTTGTATTCCTTTGGTTCAGCTATTGCAATAAGGTGTCCGACAGCCCATGTGATTATTACATCACAATTGATTACATTCGAGTGTCCTTCTATATAACCGTCATTTTTACCGCCGTTGACCTGTAGAACTTTTTTATATTCCTGTGCCACAGACGGTTTTTCCGTTATGATAATTGTTTTTCCCATTATTCGTTCCCTTCATTTTCTTGTTACGTTTTATTCATCGTCTTCATCGCCGTAATCGAAGTCGTCATCTTCAATTTCTTTGATAAAGTTTATATACTTCTCTTTAAGTTCTTTCTTTTCCTCGTGTCTCTCTTTTGCAGACTTTTTCTTTTTTGAAAGAAGCTGTTCTGCTTTAGAAGGTTCTTCTTTTCGGGCTTTAAAATAGAGCCACAGATAAAACAAAAAAAGAAGAGCGAATATCACAGCAAATACCGACATCGTTGTATTGTAACCAAACGCAAGAATGATACATACAACTGTCAGTATTGCATAGATAATCGCTCTGAGCAGATTTCTCTTATATTTATAAAACATTATTAAATTACCCCTTTTCTCTATCCTTGCTTTACAGCAAGATTACGTCTTTATATGTTCCCTTTTGACGGTTCAAAGAACTATTTGCACAGACCGTTTCCCATAGCCATAGCATACTTTAAGTTCTTTGCTTTTTATCAGCATTTCCCGTTGCTGATAATATCCAAACAATTCTACGTTAAACGTGTAAGCACCTATCTTTTCCCTCTGAAGGTAGCCTATCTTAACGTATGTTGTTATAGCGTGATTGACTCGTGTTAACGAGACATCATTTTTCTTTGCTATTTGTTCCTTTACCGCTTTATTCACTATCAGATAATTTTTTCCCGTTTTCTTATCTTCAATCGCTATAAGAAACAAATCGTTTAATATCTTTGTTAAACCTTTTGGAACGCCATAAAAATATCCCAAATGTTCAAGATATTTTAAAAACGCATTTATAAAAATTCTCACTCCTTTGATTGTAGTTTTTTGCTACAACAGTATTGTAACATTTTATAGCACTATTGTCAACCGTTTCTTATTGTTTTTTTGTAATGTGGGTTAGTGAACTATAGATATAACAGAAAGGAAGGTGCTTATTATGAATTTTGAAATAAGCTTTGAAAAGAAACTTTCACTCGCTACAGAAAGTAAAGATGAAGATACATTGTTTGTATTGGCAAATGACGGCGATTGCAGAATCAGGGAAACGGTAGCAGGAAACACCGCAACAAACGCATCTGTTCTTGATAAACTTTCAAAAGATATATTCTGGCGTGTTCGTGCAAGGGTTGCTTCTAACAGAAACACTGACGTAAAAACGCTGAGATGGTTAGGAAAAGATGAAAGCTCTCTTGTAAGAGAATGTGTAAGTAGAAATCCTCACATTGATGCAAATACAATGAACAACCTTGCAAAAGACGAAATCTATTACGTCAGAGAGCAAGTTTGTAAAAATCCTAAAGTCAGCGATAAAATTCTTTTCTTTTTATCAAAAGATGAAAATAATTTCGTTAAAGAAGCGGCAAACAGTGTTATAAGAAAAAAAGAAAATAAAAAAAATCGAACAATCCGAAATTAATTTTTAGTTATGTGGTTTAATGACCCATAAATATTTCAGAAGCAATTTGACTCACACAAAAGGAGAAAACTATGAGTTTTTTTAATCCAGACATTTACAATGAAAAAAACCTTGAAAAAGATGATGCACAATCCATTTCAGACATTCGATATGTTCTGCGATGCCTCGATAATGATGACATCATTGACGATTATTGCAGTCAGCGAAGTATGGGAAAGCTCGAAACTGAGCTTATGAAAGAAAGGTTAAATTCTTACACCGAATTTATTAAAGAGCATCTTGAAGAAAACATAACAGAACTCATTGTAACGATGATTGAAGGTTACGATGAAGAAACGTTTGAAAAGAACATACGCCGCAATTACGAAGGCAAAGAAATTAAAGAGGGCGACTAATATGAAAAAACATATAATCTGGAGCAGTACAATCAACTTTGAAGATTGGGAAGATGATTTAAAAGAAAAATATCCTAACCTCAGTGAAGATAAACTTTACGATATAGCGGTAGAAACCAATGGCGAATATCTCAATGACGAAAGGGCTAATTTAAACATAAAATGCGAAGGAAGCATCTTGTTAGTAGGAGACATAGGTAGATGGGACGGCAGAAGCACGGGCTACCGTGTAATCGAAAGCGGCAATATTGCTGATTGTTTGGAAGCACAGTTAAGATGTGAATCTTATTTGGATATTTACCTTGATGAACGTGGCGATTTAAGAGTTGACGAAACGCATCATGACGGCACGAACCATTATCTGTTCAGGTCTTTTAAGCCTTCTGCTACTCAACAGCAGATAGAAAATCTGAAAGAAAAAATTTATTGCGGTAACGCCACAAGAGCGGATATTGTAAGGCTCACTGACCGTTTAGGCGATAAAATAGCCGCTGTTTACGGTTGGGATATACCTAAGCAGAAAACAAGAACTCCCCAAAAAGAAAGATAAGTGCTATGTGGTTTAACGAACCATATATCTTATATATTGAAGTCAAAGCGTTATCCAAACGCATTTCTTCACAAAATTTAAAGTTCAGGAAGGGTACATTAACATGGCAAAAAAGACACAAGAGCTTATCGAAGCTGAAGAAACTCGCTTATCGGAGTTAAAGAAGAAACTACAAGAGGCAAAAAAAGAAGTACAGAACTGTGAAAAGAAAATTGCTTCTTTAAGAAAACAAGCACAGAGTGAAAAACTTGAACTTCTCGCACAGCTTGCAAGCAAGAAGGATATTTCGGTTGAAATACTTCTGAAGGCTATTGAAAACGAAGACATTGTTTCACTCATTGCAGAAACAAAAGCAGATGAAAGCTCTGCTCAGTCGTCATCAAATGAGGAATCATTAGCTACGGTGTCAGCAGATGTTGAGGCTGTTACAGATGACGATGATGACGAAGATATTGAAGATACCAAAGAAAAGCAGGATTCTGCTTGGTAATTAACTAAGAGTACGACAAGTGTGACATACTTTTCTCCTATTTCTTTTGAATTGGCAGGACTACCACAAGCAGTTCTGCCTTTTCAAAGGAAAATATGTAATCACTTCCGTTCCACTGGGAAGTAAGTGCAATGAAAGGAAAAAAATTAACGTATGAACGGTAATTGTCACTTTATTTTTGGTGCGACTGTAAGCACTATGGTGGCGATAAATCTTGAAAAGCTAAGTGTAGTATTACCAAATATAACTTGTTCACCAGAAACCACTTCCCTTCTGATTTTGGGCGGTATTCTTGGTGGTGTAATGCCTGATATGGATAATCCTAAAAGTTACATAGGACGACTATCAAGACCAATAAGCACTTATATTGGTAAGTTAGGCGGTTTGTTCGGGAAAAAGGGAAAATATCATCGTGGAATCCTTCATGACCCCTTTATTTATATATGCGGTCTTGCACTTTCATATATATATTTCCCTTATCTGATAGGATTGTTTATCGGGGGTATTTCACATATATACCTTGATTTATTCAACCCTGTAGGTGTACCTGTAATGTTCGGTATAAAACGTTTGCGATTAGGTGAAATTCTTTCAGGAAGTAAAGATGCAATACGTTTTACTTGGCTTAACATTATCTTGTGCCTGCTTATAGGCGTATCAATTAAAATAGGGCTTATGTTGGCATAACGCCAAAAAAATAAAAGGAGTATTTTAATATGAGCATTGAAAATTTAACAATTTCGGAACTTCTTACAAAGTACGAAGAGGACAAGCAGATACTTGAAACAATTGATGATTTCAACAATCCCACCGAAGAACAGGCTCTTGCGATGACCGATATTTCTGACGCTCGCAAATTCTTTACTCAGACTCAGGAATCCATTGATTATATTGCCGCTTGTGCTGTGCTTCATCAAGACGGCTCGGTTGATAGCCTTATGAACAAAAACAGCTATCTGTCTACCCTGTTAGACGTGACCGATGTGAATAACAAGGATTTTCTTGACAAGGTGTACAGTGAAAGCACCAATAAAAAAACTGTAGAAGATAAGCAGAGAGTTGAAGAATCTATTAATACGGTTATTTGCGGCAACCCGATGCTTACACAGGAATTTCTTTCAATGGCAGACCAGATGCCTGAAACAACCGTAGAAGACACTATGCGTGTCAACGGAACAATCCATAATATGCTTGAAGCTGAAAAGATAAGCGGCAAAACTACGGACATTTTTGATTTTGTTCGTGAACAGCTTAAAAATGAACAGAGTAAGAACAAACCATTACAGATTGTTGAAAGCAATGACGGATATGTTATGGCAGTAAGTATTCCTGCTGAAGAAATAGCGGCAAATCTTGATTTATCACAAGAATTTGCGTCCAAAGTAAAAAACGGCAATGAAGTTGTACATAACGAAGCACCCCGACACACCACTTCAGACCCTTCGAGAGTAGGCGGCAACGTTCAGCTTGAAGAAGTCGATGACTTAGGAACTATCGAAAGAGATAGCGGTTTACAGACTGAGGAAGAAAAAGAAGAAGATGAACAGCAAAGCAAATCCAATCGTAATAATTACCGTGATATGTAAAGACTGTTTCGGATAAAAAGGAAGTGATTTTATGTACGTTGTTACAATGGGAAAATACTATACGGAATATTCATCGTGGGAAAAAGCCTACGAAGAAGCTAAGAAAGCACAATCAATACACTTTGAACCGTGCCGTATATCTTTGAAACGGTCAAACACAGTCTTATGGGATTCTTCAGATTGTGCCGTTTTAAACGCCTACGAAAGTTTCAGCCGTGAAGAATGGGATTCGTTCGAAAGATGCGGTGCTAAAAAGGAAACCAAACCTTCTGTTTATTTTGATATAGACGGAACTTTAGGATATTGGTATCAGAACGCAAGAGGTTTTGTATATCCCGATGAAGTTCTTGACCCTAATAAACATTACTTCCGTACAATCGAGCCTCACCCTTTTATGATAGATGTAGCGAGAACGCTTCACGAAAAAGGTTATGATGTTTGCGTAATCAGTGCCGCAGACCGCTATACGATTAAAGATAAATGGGATTGGTTAAGCGAACACTGCTCTTTCATACCCCCTGAAAACATATTCTTTTGTCCGTTAGGAGCAGATAAAAACAACTTTGTGAAAGGTAATGCTGAGTATTCTATACTGATAGATGACTATAAAGAAAATCTGAAGCAATGGAAAGGCATACCTGTTAAAGCAATCAATACAATAAATTCTCCTGACGCAAATATGACAAATATTATGGGTAAAAGCGGAGATGCAATTTTTGAACAATTCGGTGAAAAGAATATTCTTTATAAGAATTTACTTGAAAAGTCGGTATCTGATATTACTTCATTGCTTAACTCAATACAGAAAGAAATTGGTGGCAAGTCTAAGCAGAAAAACGATATACCAAGATAATCTGATTCAAGAAAGGAAACTAATATGGCAACAAAAGAATCGAAGAACCTCTCTTATGAGGAAAAGCATAATTTAGCAATGGACGAAAGAACACCCGCAGAATTACTTGCAATGCTTGCAAATGGTGTCAACCCTCATGTACGTGAATATGTAAGAATCACAGTAAGGAAAGCTCTTGAAGAACGCAAGGTAAAAAACAAAGGTAATATGGAAAGATAACAACATCGTCACTTCCGTTCCATTGGAGCGGAAGTGCTTTTTGTAATGGGGCTTATTGATACATAAATCAAATGTAAAAAACAATTTGCTTTCAGAAAGGATAAACAATATGAACGTAACAATGGATTTAAACAAATTATCGTATGAAACAAAAACAGCTTTGGTTAAAGACGAGCAAGCCTCTCCTGAATTTCTTGCGGCTCTTGCAACCGACAAAGACGCACGGATTCGTATACTTGTTGCGTGGCATAGCAGTACACCTTCAGAAGTGTTAGACACACTTGCGAACGATGGCGATTCGGTGGTTCGTAGAGCTGTTGCGGAGAACGGAAACACTTTTGCAAAGACTTTAGCAAAGTTGGCAAACGATATAGACGAAGAAGTTCGTAGTGCTGTTGGCACAAATAAAAATACAAAAGCAGAAACTCTTGTTATGCTTGCACAGGACAAACATTGGTTGGTTCGTCATACTGTTGCATTAAATGGAAACACATCTGCTGAAGTGTTTTCTATGCTTGCAAAAGATAAAAAAAGTTGGATACGTGAAGCAGTTGCTTCTAATCTGAACACATCTGCTGAAACTCTTGAATTACTTGCTGAAGATACAGACAAACTTGTGCGTGGAGCGGTTGCACAGAACAAGAATGCACCTGAAAAAGTTTTCTCAAACCTTGCAAAAGATGAATATTCTATTAATCGTTATTACGTTGCTTCCAATCCTAATGTTCCTGCTAAGATACTCACATTTCTCGCAAAAGATGATGACTGGCGTGTTCGGTATGCCGTAGCACAGAATAAAAACACACCAGTTGAAACGCTCACAGCACTTACGCAGGACAAATGTTCCTATGTCAGAGAAGAGGCAACGCAAGCACTCTCTGAGCGCAAAGTAAAAAATAAATGTGTTAAGGCGAGATAAGAAAAAAACACTTCTGCTCCACTGGAACGGAAGTGCTTTTTTGTAATGTGGCTTATTGATACATAAATCAAATGTAAAAAACAATTTGCTTTCAGAAAGGATAAACAATATGAACGTAACAATGGATTTAAGCAAATTACCTTATGAAGCCAAAGTAGCTTTGGCAAATGACGAACAAGCCTCTCCTGAATTTCTTGCGGCACTTGCAACCGATAAAGACAGACGGATTCGTATATTGGTTGCATGGCATAGCAGAACACCTTCAGAAGTGTTAGACACACTTGCGAACGATGGTGATTCGGTAGTCCGTAGAGCTGTTGCGGAGAATGGAAATACTTTTGCAAAGACTTTAACAAAGTTGGCAAACGATATAGACGAAGATGTTCGTATGGCTGTTGGCGAAAATAAAAACACAAAAGAAGAAACTCTTGCTATGCTTGCAAAAGATAAAAAAGAGTGGGTACGTGAAGCCGTTGCTTCTAATCCAAACGCATTACCTGAAACACTTGAATTACTTACGGAAGATACAGCCAAATTTGTGCGTGGAGCAGTTGCACGGAACAAGAATGCGCCTGAAAAAGTTTTCTTAAAACTTGCAAAAGATGAAAATTCTATTAATCGTCATTACGTTGCTTCCAATCCTAATGTTCCTGCTGAAATACTCGCATTTCTTGCAAAAGATGATGAATGGCGTGTTCGGTATGCTGTTGCATGGAATGAAAACACTCCTGCTGAAATACTCACAGTGCTTGCACAAGATAAAGAGGCTAATATACGTTATGCGGTTGCTAAAAACCTGAACACTCTTTATAACACACTCGCTATGCTCTCGAAAGACAAAGAATTAATGGTGAGCAGAGCGGCTAATACAGTTCTTGCAGAGAGCAAGGTGAAATCTGATACATCGGCAGAGATACTTGCCGCTCTTGCAAAGGATACAGACCCACGGATTCGTGAATCTGTAGCAAGGAATGAAAACACACCCGCCGAAGCTCTCGCAGAATTGGCTTCAGATGAAAATTGGATAGTTCGTATGTTTGTCGCAAGAAATCCAAATACTACAAAAGAAACCTTAATACAGCTTGCATCTGATGAAGATTGGGACGTGCGTTGCGATGTGGCAGATAATCCCAACACACCGCCTTGCATACTGGCGAGACTTGCGTTAGATGAAGACAGCAGTGTTGATATTCGATATGCAATTACTAATAACAAAAGCACTCCTACTGAAATACTTTCAGAACTTACAAAAGACGAAGACTTAAAGGTAAGTGAAAGTGCTAATGAAGCTCTTAAAGAACGTTTATCAAAAAACAAAAGCAATATAGAAAAATAACATTATCGGAACTCTCGTTCCAATTGGACGAAAGTGTTTTGAAATGTGGTTAATGAACAATAAGTAAGATACAAACAAAACTCTTTTAAGGAAGGTCAAAGTTGTTATGAAAAAAACAAAACTTGAAGCAATAAAATCAATGGATTTAGACAAACGTTTGTCTTTAGCCAATCAAACAGCAGATGAAGAGACATTATGTATATTAGCGACTGACACCAGAGAAGAAGTTCGTCAATTTGTTGCTTTAAATGAAAATACACCCGCAAAAGCTTTGTCTGACCTTGCTCGTGATAAAAGCTGGCGTGTTCGTAGTGCTGTTGGCATAAATAAAAATACAAAAGCAGAAACTCTTGCTATGCTTGCCAGTGATAAAGAAGCGTGGATTCGTTGGGCTGTTGCAAGAAATGAGAATACATCAAAAGAAGCACTTGCTGTACTTGCAAAGGATATAGACTGGCGGGTTCGCAAAGCTGTTGCAAGCAATAAGAATGCACCTGAAGAAGTTCTCTCAAACCTTGCAAAAGACGATGATACCAGTGTTCGTGAATCGGTTGTACATAATCAAAACATTTCTTCACATACTCTTGCAATACTCTCTAACGATAAAAACGCTAATATTCGTTATAATGTTGCAAGCCATCAAAAAACATCACTTGAAACGCTTGCAAAACTTGCTCTTGACAGTAACTATAGTGTTCGGTATGCCGTAGCACGGAATAAAAACACACCATTTGAAACGCTCACAGCACTTACACAAGACGAATGTCCCTATGTCAGAGAAGCGGCAACGCAAGCACTCTCTGAGTGCAAAGTGAAGAATAAATGTGATATGGTGAAATAAGCAAAAACACTTCTGCTCCACTGGAACGGAAGTGTTTTTTGCTACGTGGCTTAATGAACCATAAATCAATTGTAAACACAAATTCGTTATAGAAAGGACGTAACAATATGAATAAAGAGAACATTTTATCAAAGATAAGCAAAATGTCTGAAGAAGAGCTTATAGACTTAGCTCGTAGCACTTCTGATGTTGAGATACTTAAAATATTGGCTGTAAATGAGAGCTATGAGGTTCGTTGTGCTGTTGCAGAAAACAAGAATACACTTGTAGAAATGCTTACTGCACTTGCACAGGACGAGGACTACACGGTTCGTTGGTTTGTTGCTTTTAATCCTAATGTTTCTGTTGAGATACTTACCTTTCTTGCAAAAGACGAAGAATGGCGTGTTCGTTGTACTGTTGCAAGAAGCGAGAACACCCCCATTGAATTGCTTGCTGTCCTTGCACAAGACGAGCATCGGTTGGTTCGTGAAGAGGTTGCATTAAATGCAAGCACCTCTGCTGATATGCTTGCTATGCTTGCAAAAGACGAAGATTACCGTGTTCGTAGTGCGGTTGCAGGAAACATCAACACTCCTATTGAACTACTCTCTGTGCTTGCACAGGACAAGCATTGGTGGGTTCGCCAAGCTGTTGCAGAAAACAAAAATACACCAAAAGAAACACTTGCTGTGCTTGCAGATGATTGCTATTTGGGCGTTCGTCAAAATGTAGCAGGAAATAAGAATGCACCAAAAGAAGCACTTGTAAAACTTGCAGGTGATAGAGATTATGGTGTTCGCAAAGCAGTTGTAAACAACCCGAATACTTCTTATAATACGCTTCTTATGCTTTCAAAGGTCAAGGCGTTAGAAATAAGAGAAAAAGCAAAAGAAATTCTTAAAGAACGTGCATTGAAAGCCAACACCAATAAAGAAAGATAACCAGACAATTGTTCTGACATAACTGTTCCTAATGTGGTTGAATGAACCATTACTTTTATAAGAGCGCACATAGCGTATAAAACAATTTTAACCGTCTCACAAATTTTATGAGGCAGTTATAAGAAGAAAGGAAAAAAATATGAGTATTACAATTCCGATGCAAATGTCTTTATGTAATGTGAGTTACGATGTGACTTCTTATGATATTCAAGAAGGAATCACACATCTCAACGATTTCGCATTTAGCCATTGCCGAAAGCTACAAAACGTACAAATTCCTCAAACACTTTCAGAGGTTGGTGTTTACTGTTTCAGTAATTGCACTCAGTTAGAGGAAATAGATTTATCAAAATCTCAAATCACAAAGATACCGAACTACGCTTTCGAAAACTGCCTGTCTCTTAAAAAGGTTATACTTCCCTTTTCTATAAAGGAAATAGGAGAAAACGCCTTTTATAACTGTGAAAAACTTGAAAAAGTGGTGCTTACAGCTCCTGACCTCAAAAAAATCGGTAATAAAGCATTCTATTGCTGTGAAAAATTGAAGGATATAAACCTTGATTTCACTTCCATTGAAAAAATTGGTGACGAAGCATTCTATTATTGTGCAAAATTAAAAGAACTCGTACTCCCCGACACAGTTACTTCCATCGGTAAACAATGCTTTATGTATTGTGAAGGTTTACAGAAAGCAGATATTTCAAATACTGCAATTGAAAAAATAAGAGAAAGCACATTTGAAGAATGTCGTTCATTAAAGAAAATTGTTCTTCCCTCTTCTGTTAAAGAAATTGATGCGAATGCTTTTAGTTACTGCTCCACCTTAACTGATTGTAAATACAGCAGAGATGTAAAAACAGCCGATAACATTTTTGAAGGCTGTAGAGAATACAACTCAAAAGCAAATCAAAAGCGTTTAGCGGCTGAAAAAATGGCTACGGAAAGGTAAAAAATATGGAATCTTTATATAACTTTCAATGGGATATTCCCGCTGAAGCGGAAACATCATATAAAACTATTTCGTATTCGTTACACGGAGAAACAAGTAAATACGTTATAGAAAATGCCGTAGAGTTTCTTACAGACAAATTTGGTTTTTTTCGCAAAGGTTTGCAGGAACATAGTTCAAATGATATGGTTCTCTCGTCAAAAACAGAAACACTTAATATTGCAAAAAACAAATTGTTTGGCGTGATAAATGCAAAAACTGCGGCATATCTTTCTGAATTTTTAAAATATAATAACGAGGGTTGCCTTGTTCAAAAACAGGAAGCAAAATGTTACGACTTGGATTTGATGGGATTAAACAAAATCGTTGAAAATAACTTACCCGACATACTTAATACATATATCCCTTCTGACAACTTCTCTGCTCTGCATTTTGCCAACGAGTTCGTAAAACATAATCAGATACCTTTTTTTAAGGAAGCTTTTGATATTGCAAGAAATGCCGATGATTTTTTTGCAACAGATAATACTCAGTGCAAAAAGATTATACCGATAATAGCGGCAACTGCTAATTTTGCTGATAAAATCGGCTATTTCACAAAAACGAATCTACAACAAAGAGGATTGTTAAAGCGAGTAAATCTGGAAGACATTGATACGTCAAAGCCTTTTTTGATTAATTTTTACGGCGGCGCAGGCATCGGTAAAAGCACCACAGCAATGCTCATAACTGCCGAATTAAAAAAGATGGGTTTAAACGCTGACTACATAAACGAAACAGCAAAACTTCATATTTATAACGGCGAATCCTACTTGCTTGATGGCTCTATAGAAAATCAAATCAGTCTGTTTAAAGAACAAAAAGAAAAAATAGATATGATGTATAAAAGTGTACATTTATCTGTAACCGACAGTCCCTTGCTCATGTATGGTGTCTATGCTAAAAAAGGTGATAGCCAGTCCTTGCATGAATTTAAAGAAGCGATAAGCGATATGTACTATGATTACAACAACATCAACATATTATTGGTTCGTGACCTTTCGATACCATACGAAAAAGAAGGTCGGGTTCACTCACTCGAAGAAAGCACACAGATTGATAAAGAAGTTGAAAACACATTGGTAGACAACCGTGTACCGTTCGTTGTTCGTGAAAGAAACGATATTGACGGCATTTGTGATTATATCATAAAACAAATTCAAAAAGCACCAATATTAGCACATCACGTCCATGAACGTCCTTCTGAGCAAGAGGAAGAGAAAAAACTGACAAAACCTATTAAACCTAAATTTATAGAGAGGTAATAAAATGTTAAACGAAAAAGATGTTACTATCATATCTGTATGTGATGAATTAAGTAAGCACAAAGAAACCTCGCATCTGGTTGAAAAAGTTGCAGACGACTTGTTTAAGCCTGCCGAAAATGTTACAACGGAAAAGCTTTATGCCGAATACAATAACATTCTCAGTTACATCGAGTACAAAAAAGAATGGTTGGATAGCCACTGCTCTGAACTTGATATGGCAAATGCCGAAGCTCTTTATGAAAATTCAGAAGAAACCGCTGATATGACTTTTGAAGAGTACATAGAAGAATACGGAATAAACGGTATGATATATTCAAGTTATGAAGAGTTCTGCGATGAAGAAATAAACTATTATCGTGAGCCTTCAATTTATGGCTATTCTGTAATTTTTCAATCAGAAGCCTTTAATGATAACGGCTATGATGTTGCAGAGGAATATTATTCCGCATTAAGAAATTCACCGTTGTATCACGATGAATTAACTTTTAATGTAACCTATCTCGAAGACACAAGCGGCGATGATATAGATGCAATACAAATAGATTTTGCAAGTCCGTTATATGACATAATGTTCCCTCAGTATGACAAAAACAAAGAAACTGAGCAAATAGTAAAACCTATCATTGATGCTTTAAACAAAAGCAAATACCCTCTTTCCAACGATAACTATGACGTTGTTACTGTTGGTGCTACAGTTGACTTCAATAATACGCATTCTTTCGCAGACGCAATTGAGCAATATCTTTATGAAAGAGGCGAATATAATTATAAGGGTAATGATGTCTTACCGTTTGTTGACAAGAACAAAGACAGATATATTACTACTCAGCTTATAAACGCACTTTTGCAAAAGAAAGATTATTCTTCTTTGATAAATTACTTCGATGCTGAAGTTTGTACCGCTCCATACTTCAACGATTGTTTGGGAGATGTGGTAAGCGCACAACATTATTTGAATGCGCTCCAATGTGTTGAAAAGACTTATTTAGAGCGTAATCAGCCTAAGCAAGAAAAAACAGCGGAATTTGATTCATACTTTGAAGTCTATCAGATGAAAGATAGAGGCAGTCGCTTTTTTAATTTTACGCACCAAACAGCGGAATCATTAAAATCAAGTGCTTTTAATTGTGTATACAAAGAACCTATAGATTCTCAGCAAGAAATAAGCAATGATTTCTTGGAAAGCTTGTATTCACGCTTTAATTCAGGCAATCTGCCGAAAGGATTTGAAGGACATAGCTTATCTATATCAGATGTAATTCTCGTACACAAAGAAGATGGCTCTGAAAAAGCGTTCTTTGTAGACAGCTTTAGCTTTAAAGATATATCCGACCTGTTCTTAGAGAATCATGAACAAGGTAAAGAACATAAAGCAAAACAGCAATGCAAGCACAGTATAGACACATTACAGCTATAATTCAGTCACTTCCGTTCCAATGGAGCGGAAGTGCTTTTTTTGTAATGTGGCTTAATGATACATAAATCAATTGTAAATACAAATTCTTTTCAGAAAGGAACTTTATTATGAAAGACAATAAGAACTTTATCACTACTGGCAGATGTGATACCGAAATAATGTTAGATATTCTTAACAATCTCCAGTTTTCTCTTGAACCGTGTGAAAATGAGAAGTATCGGTTATATGACAACGAGATTAGTGACTATGCACGGTCATACGATGATGAAATATTTGAAGAATCTTCTGCGGATTCCGTAATAGAGGCATTGGATACATATATCAATGACAGTTATGTGGAAGACTTACAAGAAGAAGCTCGTTCTTACGGCATTTCTAACGTTTCATATAACACATCAATAGGTCAATGGAATGACTATATTGAGAGCCTAAACAAATTTATTGAAGAACATCGTACAGAGCTTGAAGACGTTACATTCATCAGTGATTATGAACGTGTATGCAATGTTCAGCTTTCAAACGTTGTCAATCTTCAAAACGCAAAAGATATAGCAAAAGAAATAGGCATATTAAACGAATTTCAAGCTAATTTTGATAGCTTTAAAAATAGCTATAGATTTTTGAGTGAAGCAATATTACAATCGCTGAATAAAGCGTTCCTATCTAACGATATAACAAAAAATTATTCTGTATCTTATGATACAGAAAGCGGCGTTGGCAGTTTTCATTTCAAGAACAGTGCTGTAAACTATGAAATGAAATACAGTAGAGGTTTATTGAGTTATGGTGCATTAAACGCATTGACAAATTCCCTTATGAAACACGCAATGAAGAATTTTGACAATCTGCTTGACAAAGACCAACTCAATTGTATAAGAGATGTAATAAAAACTACTTTGGTTTTTAAATTAAAAAATACTTCTATGTTGGATATACAAAAAATAGCTTCAAATTGTTCGTTGTCTCAGGTTTCAAATGAGGTCATTGTGCCATACATGAAAGTAATACAAAACTATATTGATAAGGAGAAACTTCAAGACCTCACATATAACTTTGACTTTTCAAGCGGTAATCTTGAAATTGTAGGAGATACTAAACATATTTCAAAGCCATTTGTTGGTTCACACGAACTTGACATAAGCGAAGAAAAAGATGCAGAAGCACTTCTCCACTACTATACATACGCAAACCGTTATACGCAAAACAACGGCAAACGTATTAAAAGTCGAACGGAGCGTGAATAATATGATATATATTTATGAAGTCAGCGGCATAGACAAACTACTTGCCAGTCGTTATGAAAAACAATTTTCGTCAGTACAGAAAGCGTTTGATTATGTTAAAAAATTCTGTGCTGATGAGCAACAATTCCCAGATGTATCAGTTGCAGAAGTGCGCTATACAAGTGAAGAAAATTTCAAAAAGCACTTCTCTCTTGATTGTTCTTATATTTGGGGCAGATATATGAACTACGAATCTGATATGGCTACAATCGCAAGCACTATTGAAAAATACGGTTCGTGGCAAGAAGCTCAAAAAGCAATAAGAAAAAAATCGCAAGTCGAAAGGTGAAGATATAGATGATATACCGATACGAAGTGGGTTATTATCCAGATGCACAAAACTTTAAAATTGATGTTTATTCAGATGTTGCAAAAGCGGCAAATGCGATTCTAAACTCAATCAAAGAAACAAAAAATAAGTATTTTTTATATGAGGTTCAGTATGAGGATAAAGAACATTTAGCAAAAAGCGAACCAAAAATCACTTATCCGATATGGAACAGTTCATTTCAGCGGTGGCACGACTTATTGATTCTTACTGGTAAAAGCACAGAAAACGGAAGTGTCAAAATGTATGAAGGAAAACTTACTTCTATGAAAGAATACGCCGCCATTGCAAACAGCCGCCGCCAAACAAAGAAAAGGGAAACTCAGGAAAGGTAAAGAGGTAACAATATGGAAAACAAAAAGAATTTCGTAATAAGCGAAAGAATCATAGATTTACTTGAAAAAAACGATATTCAAATTTTATGCGGTATCAGCGACTCCTACGAAAATGAGTACGAAATTGACCTACAGTTCTATTCAGATGCAGGAGAAGACTTCAATTTTTCATTGTACGATATTACCGATGATGCTTCTTTTATCAGAGAATTTGAAAACTATGCAGACTTTTTTGATGCTGATGAACACGCTTCTTTGTACATCGAAAATCGTGGTACTCACGGTATACCCAATGATATTAAAACGCTCATAGAAGACGCTGAAAGTATAAAGGAAAAGTTACAAAACGTAGCTGATGAGCTTAATGGAGTTGAAAATGAAAGGGGCTTAACTGTCGATGTAACTCTTGATAAAGAAGATTTGGACATTCTTGTTTCAAACGGTCTAATAACGAATAGAACGGATAAAGAGCAAGTGTCAAACGCTTTGCTTAACGCAATAAGGACAGATGCTTATAAGCAAATAAATGAAGTAAAGCAAATCATAAAAGATACGATAGAAGACATCACAGACGAAAACAACATATACATATTTGACGACCTTCTTTCAATTGATGAAGATACGGTTTTAAAAGCTTTCAATGAATATACAAATCACCGTGATTATTATGATTCTTTTGAAAACTGCTTACAAATTATCGTAGACGAAGAATACGATTTAGCAGAATGTTCACTCGATGGATTTAAAGAAATAATCGAAAGCTATATACCTGAGCGTTTGCAAAACGCTTACAAGACGCTTATATCACAATATGATGGTCGATGTGACACTTTATATGATGAACTGGGGCTTAACAACATTTACTGTCGTGTTGAAAATTGTCTGCCTGATAACTGCCATATCAATCTCATGTTCGGTACTCCTAAAGAACGTAATTTTGATATGGGCGCAATAGCTGATGCGTTCGTTAATATGAGCAATGACCCTGACCGCTATGATAATGCTCTTACGGCTCTTATACAACAGCAAGGACACACGGTAGAAGAAGTTCAGAAAGCGTACTCATACAATATAAATTCTGGTAACACCTTTGTTGACTCCGTTGTTGATGAACTCAACTATTGTTCTTCGACCTCTATGAATGAGCTTACGGCTCTTGTATCTGCGAGCGGAAAAGACTTATTAAATCTTTTAGAAAGTGTTGCTAACGGTAAAGGCTTTATATCACTTCCAAAGCAAACAGAAATAGGTTTGTACAACGAATGGAACGGCGGCGGTGCTATGCTTGAAATCGCACTTGAAAAAGATGCTGTATTACCTGTGTCATACATAAGGAATTTGCAGATAGAAGGACACACAAAAGAAAATGACGGTTATACCGTAGACCAAGTATACGGTTTGGTGGGTTCAGTCTGGGAAAAATCAACACCCTCTTTACTTGAAACATACGATATGCCAAAATCAAAAGAAACATTTGAAACTATGCGTAATACGGCACAGGGCATAGAAAACAGTCCTTATTATTTTTTTGAAACAGGAAATTTCTTTGACGATAAAGATAAGATGAGCGATTATCAAAAGCTGACTAAAGAAGATTTTCTGAAAAAGTATGACGATGAAACAGAACATTCATACCTTAATACTGCCTTCATCGTGAAAATGAAATCTTCAGAAAAAAGCAAATCGCATAGCGAATTTAATCGTGAGTAACAGCAGCACTTCCCGTCCAGTGGGCGGGAAGTTGTTTTTGTAATGTGGCTTAATAGCACATAAATCAATTGTAAACACAAATTCGTTGTAGAAAGGACGAAACAATATGAATAACGAAAACATTTTATCAAAGATAAGCAAAATGTCTGAAGAAGAGCTTATAGACTTGGCTCGTAGCACTTCTGATGTTGAGATGCTTAACACAATAGCTGAAAATGAGAACTATGAAGTTCGTTGTGCGGTTGCAGAAAACAAGAACACACCTGTAGAATTGCTTGCTGTGCTTGCACAGGACGAGGATTACTCGGTACGTTGGGCTATTGCTGAAAACAGAAGTACGTCTACTGATGTGCTTGCTGTACTTGCAAAAGACGAAGTTTATGAGGTTCGTACAGCAGTTGCCGCAAACAGAAATACATCTGCTGATACGCTTGCTGTACTTGCAAAAGACGAAGATATTGATGTTCGTACAGCAGTTGCCGCAAATGAAAATACATCTGCTGATACGCTTGCTATGCTTGCCAAAGACGTAGATATTGATGTTCGTACAGCAGTTGCAGAAAATAAAAATACAAGTGTTGAAACACTTGTTATACTTGCACAGGACGAGGAACGGTGGGTTCGTAGTGCCGTTGCAGAAAATAAAAACACAAGAATCGAAACACTTACTATGCTTGCCAGTGATAAAGACTGGTGGGTTCGTAGTGCCGTTGCAGAAATTGAGAATACACCAAAAGAAGCACTTGCTGTACTTGCGAATGACGATGTTTATAAGGTTCGTAAAGCAGTTGCCGCAAACGGAAATACATCTGCTGATGTGCTTGCTGTGCTTGCACAGGACAAATATTGGTTGGTTCGTCAAACTGTTGCATTAAATGAAAACACATCTGTTGATATACTTGCTATGCTTGCAAAAGATGTAGATGATGGTGTTCGTTGGGCTGTTGCTGTAAATAAAAACACACCTGCCGATGTACTTGTTATGCTTGCAAAAGCCGATTACAAAGAGGTTCGTAATGCTGTTGCGAGAAATAAAAGTACACCAATTGAAACACTTGTTGTGCTTGCGCAGGACGAGGAACGGTGGGTTCGTTGTAAAGTTGCAGAGAACAAAAACACACCCGTGGCAATCCTTGCAATACTTGCAAAGGACGAAGACGAATGGGTTCGCAAAAGTGTTGCATATAACGAGAAAACACCTTCTGAATTGCTTACTATGCTCGCAAAAGATGTAGATGATGATGTTCGTAGAGCTGTTGTAAACAACCCGAATACTTCTTATAATACGCTTATTATGCTTACAAAGGATAAAAACGTATATATAAGCAAAACGGCTG